CCCAGCCTGTGTTCTTTCCAGTTATTGCCTGCGTACATCTTTGACTTCTCGGGAGCATTCGGCATGCCTTCCTCAATAAAGTCAATGATGACCTCGGGCAAGCCGATGTCTCGTAGCCCCTCCGTTAAAACTTCTTCGCGTAAATATTTAAACCAGCTTCCTGTTGAAATGTCCATGTACCAAACTCCGTCACTATAAATAGTTGTTTTTAGTGGTATCTACGCAAAAGGGTCAGTCTTTAATAGTTTAACTGTATCTTCCCACGTTTCAACTTCATATGCAGCACCGTTCGGGTGGGCGCGGAGCAATTCGGCCAGTGTATGATCATTGCCGGGTGCGGCTATCCTATCGCCCACAAAATGTATCCGATTGTGCTCAAGCGCTTCCTTAAAATATCGGTCGATAACCTGTGATTTGTCGTTACCCTTATTGAATATGTCCATACTAACCGCGCCGCCGATAACAAAGTCAAGAGTCTTAAACTTTTTACGTAAAACTTCAACGATCTGTTTTCTTTCCTGTTTCTCTGCATCCCATTTTTCATACTGTTCTCGCTGATCTTGGCTGGCATTCCGGCCGACGATAGAATAATTTATCATACCGACGCGTTCTTCATAATGGTGACCGGTCTTAACCGGGAAGTCGGATTTAGCAACAATAGATTCAAGACGACGAACAAGATTCTTGGGGTAGACAAACTTATTCTTGTATACCAGTTCCCATTCGTTAAAGCCGGTATCGTTAATAAGCTCAGCCTTTTGAAGAAACGCATTACCCATGCAGGCAAAGACACCTGACGTTTTGTTGAGAACATCGGTACCGAGCTGGTTTACAATTCTTTCAAATGTTCCGCCTGAAACAATATAAACTTCTTTTTTGTCCATCCACTTCAGAAAATCTTTCTGGAAGGAGGAATCTATTTTGTGTTTAGCTACTGTGAGTGTACCATCAACATCAAAAAGAAAAATATCGCTCATCTTTTATAATCGTCCGCTAGCCTTACAACGTCATCTAAATGGGGTGTTGAAACCTCCATCAATCTAACTAGTGTCTTGCCAGCGCCGAAGCGATGAACTTGGTTAGGTTTTACGTGAAACACAGAACCTGCTTTAAACTTTTGCGGCGGGTCAGTCTTATCAGTCCAATTTAATAACGTTCCCTCTAACACGTACACAGTTTCTTCTTTAACTTCATGATACTGAAGAGACAAACGCTGTTCTGGTTCTATGTGCAACATCTTGGCTACATAACCATCTGTTTCGGCCCAGATATGTTCAAAGCCCCAAGGTTTTTCTACAATTCTCATATTATCTCCAAAATAACTGAATTCCAATAATCAAAAACGACAAAAATACACACAACATCGTCTTAGTCGTGAACATACTTTCATTCAGTAGCCACCAAGTTAGTACCGGGAAAGTAAAGTACGATGCCCCGAAGCCCAGCATCCTAGCGGTCCATGCAGCATTTGTAGCATCTACAGCGATCTTGGTACCATACCAAAACATAACGCTAGCAGGGATACCAAAAATAATCGCAGCATGAAAAGGCTTGCCTTGCCACCATTCCCAAATATAATGTGAATAACATTGAAACCACACGCAGGCTTGAGCGGTAGCAAATAATGCAAATGTCTTTCCTAATTCAATAATTGGCAATTAGGACCTCCTTGGCCATTTGTTCGTCGCGAGTGATTCTTCCATAATTGTCAAGTAAAATTTTTGTCGGAAACTGTTTATACAACCGCATCAAGCGAGGGTGATAAATATAGTCTAGTATTACCTTTTTGTCAAGTTCTTTAACCTTTTGAGAAAGAGCAACGTGGTTGATAGAAGTTTCTTCAAAGCCGCGACTGATGGACTCCTCAAAAAAATTATAACCAAACTTGCCGACAGGGAAATATAAGTAATCAGCATCCGTGTCGGCCTGAATGCTATCTATAAAATTCTCATTTTTATCCCACGCAACATCAAAATTTTCTCTTTTGAATCTCTGAATATAGGAGAGTGCGATAGGATTAAAATTTTTAGGATCAAACATGCCCGACTGAATCATACCCTCAGAGGAACACCTGTTCAAGATAAAGAACAAGGCTGCTCTAACTAGGTGATCTTTATAGCCTCGGAAAACTGTCTGATATACATCAAAGAGCTTCTCATCCTCAATTGGCCAAAAATGGTCAACAGCCTGTAAGATAATATCAGGGTTGTCAAACATGCTTCGCCAAAAATCATAAACAATAAAACTAGTTGTGTGAGCAACAACGTGCCTATCATCTTCGGCTAGGTCGATCTCTATCTGGCCCGAATATAATAAATAACTGTCAACCTTGGCGGCGGCCGGGATCAGCTCTTTTAATGTCGGCAATGATTTTGGCGAAAACCTCAAATCTTTAATTGGGGATTTCATTTTTTGCCTATTTTAGATTGTAGTTCCCGAAGCTGTAAGCCGACATTGTTTATATCCGTGAAATCCATTTCATTCATATCGGATAGCATAGACAAAACTTCTCTTTCATCCATATTCTCTGCACTATCTCTAAATTTCTTAATTTCCTCTACCTGCTGGTGTAGTCTTTCTGCTTTCTGTTCACTCTCCGGAGTTGGGGGGCCATTGTTAATTTTCACAGTTTTTTTCTTGAGTCCCGGTAGAATCTCAGCAGCGTCTTCAAACGATGCAGAATCATTCGATTGCAACTTCTGCAGTTCTACCAACTTTGTTTGCAACTCTTTCGCGCTCATGTGTGACATATTAACGCTATCCACATCCGGTATTTCAATTTCTTCGGGAACTTCAAGTTCGCCAGCTAGCTGGGCGGCGCGGAGTTCATTTTGATACTGAATATATTGATCAACAATAGAACTAACATCTCCAAGCATAAGATCTATACTTGACAATTCATCTCTTAGGGCGCCGACTTCATTAACTGTCTTGATCGACAGGATGTTACTAGTCTCGGGTACCGTTGCTGCGATAGATGTAAGTCTCGCTAGCGAATTAGAAAGCAGGCGCGCTGTTTCTGATGGCAATTGACTCTCATCAATGGTGTATTGGAGTACGATTGGTTTTTTCATTTTATCCTCTTAAAATTTGTTTGTTTGTGTGTAGTGTTTTTTCAATAATCTCCGGAGCGCCGATTACTACAATTTCGGTACCCGTATTTCCTTTATCAATTGTTATTTTTGAAAACCGATGGTTGGTATCTAAACCTTTGTCTATCAGACCTTCTTCGTTTAACTGCCTAAGTCTGTGCTCCTCTCGGACCATAACAACGTGTTCGGGATTGACGAAGACTTCTCTTAGTGCGTATTTGGCGTTGGTGGTAACTGCTCCGGTTCCGCACACCTCAGTTAGCTTAACTAGTCCCATTGAGTTCCTCCAGTGGATATACATCTCTTCTTTTAAGCTTCCACGCGTGGCCGTTAGCATAAACTTGATAAACATGGTGACTCATTCTGCTCAAGTAAACACCAACAGTTGGTCTTTCGGTCCTTCTCAATCTCATTCCTTTATCGGTTTCACACCACAGTTCCACGTCTTGGGGGATGTGAATCAGATCTCCTTGTTGCATCACTTATCCTCCGTTTGAATTATAGCGAAGCCGGTTGTTATCAACGTGCCAGCACAGCTAGCTGCATTCTGTAAAGCAGTCGTTGTAACTTTCACTGGATCAATAATACCACTGTCAACCATATTTGTCAAGACATTATTCCTAAAATCCCAGCCCATACCATCATCGGAATCAATAACCAAATTAGTTAATACATCTGGTGAGTCGCCGGCATTGAGCGCCATTTGTTTAAAAGGTGCTTTACAGGCTTCTATAACTATTAGCTTTCCAATATTTTGATCTTCATGGGAAACAGTTATCTCAACATCCCTGCTTGCTCGGAGCAACGCTGTGCCGCCGCCGCCTATGATTCCTTTATCTTGTGCTGATCGTACCGCCTCTAGGGCATCCTCGATTCTATGCTTTCTCTCAATCATCTCAACTTCAGTCGTGCCGCCGACAGAAATAATTGCCACACCAGACGATAGTCTGACGACCCTTGACTGGAGCATCTCGGCTTCCGACATGGACTCTGTATCTTTGACTTGTTTCTTTAGAGCTTGGATTCTCTCATCAATAGCTTTAAAGTTAGATTTGCCACCCACAACAGTAGTGGTGTACTTTGTACTTTCGATTGCTCTGGCCATTCCTAAATCAGACAACTTGACGTCTGATAGTTTGGTGCCGCTCTCACGGGTGACAAAAGTGGCACCTACAGATATTGCCAGATCATCTAACAGGTACCTGCGTTCTTCGCCATAATAGGGTGCCTTAATAGCAGCAATCTTTAAAGTTCCCCTCATAGCATTCATAATCATAGCAGCCAAGGCTTGGCCATCAATATCTTCAGCGACAATTATCAGGGGGCGACCTTCCCTTGCTACCATTTCTAGTAATGGTAAGATGGGCTCAACTTGTGAAATCTTATAGTCTGTCACGAGTATAAGTGGTTCCTCATAATTCATAGTTGCGCGGCGTTCATCAGTAACGAAGGCTGCGGCGCAATAGCCTGACTGAACCTTAAATCCTTCTGTAACATCAATAGACGTGTCAAGAGAACGAGACTCTTCAATTGTTATGGAGCCATCTTCGCCCACCCTATCAATAGCAAGAGTGACAAGATTTCCAATAGCAGTATCGTTGTTGGCTGAAATTGTAGCAACGTGAGCGATATCTTCCGCGCTAGCGACTGGGGCTGCCATCTCTTCAAGATTGTTTGTAATTTCTCTAACTGTTGCATCTATACCTCTCTTTAGTTCAATAGGAGAAACGCCGGTAGCAATATACTTTTGCGATTCATTTAAAATTGCTCGCGCAAGTACGGTTGCGGTGGTCGTTCCATCACCAGCAGTGTTGTTGGTTTCAATTGCAGCTTGCTTAATAATCTGGGAACCTGCGTTTTCAAAAGGATCTTCCAGTGAAACAAAGTGCGCCACAGTTACCCCGTCTTTCGTGATGAAGGGTGGCCTCCCATTTTCTTGTAGAATTACGTTACGGCCTCGTGGACCAAGTGTTGACGCAACATTATCAGCTAATGTGTTAACGCCTTTAAGAATTTTTTGTTGCAATGAAGTTTTATTATCAAATGCTCTGCTCATTAATACCTCAAGTTATAACATATTATAGTTTGTTTATGGAAATTTGTCAAGTATTTTATATAATAATATCGGCGATCCCATGTTGGACGGCTTCTTCTGCAGATAAATAAATATTGACTTTCTCATTTAACATTTTTGTAAGTCTTTTCTTTGAAAGCTTCGTGCTTTCAACCAAAGCTGCCACGTAATCATCTTGCAATTGTTGTATTGCCTCTATCTCGTTAGTCAAGTTTGGCAGCGAGCCCATGGTGCCACCAACTACGTTATGTAGCATTACACGACAATTCCTGCCAATTTTTCGTTTGCCTTGCGTTCCAGCAGCCAGCAGCAAGACGCCGGCGGACATAACCTTTCCCAATCCAATGGTGTGAATCTCTGTGTTTTCTTTTATTGTAGTCATCAAGTCATATAGGGCGAACATATCGTCCGCATTGCCGCCATATGTTGACACGTAGAACTCAATAGGTCTTTTCTCTTGTTCTTTTTTGAGATTTTTATTTGTTTCATTCATATAAATCATGGACTGGCAAATCTCGGCGATTTTCTCTTGTTCAACATCTGAGAAAAGGCCCACAATTCTAAGATCGGGTTCAGGCGCGGATCCTATTGCATCAGGGTCTAATAATATTACCCTATCTTTATTTGGCGGAGATACCGCTAATGCTTCCTGTAGTTTTTTAATTATTTTATCTATCATCTGGCTTTTCCTTTAAGACATAAATGTCTGGGCAATTTTTTTATTGGTGTCAAGGTACGACATGGCAGTGTCCCAATCGTCGAACTCGGGCACAGTTCTAAAATAATCAGGATGCAAGGCGAGAATCGTGGCGATTCCGCGTTTCTTAAAAAGCTCAACCTCCTGATCGTGCATGCGGGTTGTCTTTTTATATACTTCGTCGTCTTTTGTGACTCCACATTTTAAGAGCGCTAGCAGCTTCTGGGATTCTGCATAGCTATACTCTTCTATGCATTTAACCAAAATTGCAAGACAAACAACGTGCGTAACTTTCAATAATTGGATAGAGACTCTAGTAGTTTTCAAAAAGTAGAACGTTCGGCATGTGACATAGCCAAATATAAAAGTTAAAAGATGCAGTGCGTATTGTTCTAAACCCATTAAATCCTCAAAAAAATAACCATCGCTAGATGGTTATTATATCAAACAATCTGTTGATTGTCAAGCATTACTTGCTCGTTAAGCGAGTGAAGATGCGCTCGGCAAGCTGGTCAACTACCTTTTGTTTGCTGTCTTCGCTACGGAGCCTCTCAGCTACGCGCTTGGCAACTTCGCTAACGATGGCATCGGTTTTACCTTCTTGATAACTTCTCATACCGGGAAGGTCTTCTTCATCTTCTTCTGGCGGCAGTTCGTCGCCCATGGGCGCTTCTTCTTCGCCGCCAAGATCGGCATCGAGTGCGGCTTCATCACCTAAGTCATCACCCCCTTCTAGGGAATCCACATCATCACCCATTTCCATCTCGGCATCAGCAACGGCTTCGCCGTCATCCATTTCAACATCAACACCAACCAAATCAGCTAGCTGCTGTACAAGGTCCATAAATTGATCTTCTTTATCTCCACCACCAAGGTCTGTTGCTGGGCCTTCTTCAGCACCGAGATCATCTCCGAGATCGGCATCAAGCTCGGCGTCCATTTCCATGTCATCTACGGCGCCCAGATCGGCATCCATTTCCATGTCATCTACGGCTGCAGCATCGTCGCTGGGCAGTCCTTCCTCGTCTTCTTCGGGGGGAAGCTCTTCCTCAATGGGCGGACTCCATTCTTGTAGTCGCGCGTCACCAACAGGGGTTAAATTTGCGAGCTTCATGAAGCTGCGAATTTCAGCCTCGGTTAAAAGTGTTTTGCGAGCCATAGTAAATTCTCCTTGATAAACTCATGATTAAATAGTAGCTATTATTAACAAAAGACACAAAATGTTTCCTCAATCTGCCAGATCGGACTTTTTCATCTTGTGGAGCGCCTTCATTTCTATCTGCTTTACTCTCGCAAAAGAAATACCTAATCGGTCGGCAGTTTCTCTCAATGTCAGATTACCATGTTTAAAAACTGTGATTAGTACACAGTTAAATTCAGCAGGATAATCAATAAAATGGCGGCACTCTCTTTTCTTACATTGGGTGTTTTTTCGCATGCACATTCTTGAGCACGCCTTCAGTCCGTCAGTTTTCATAGCTCTGGGAACTCCTCCGCGATCAAATCAAAGACATCTTCAACTTCATCGGCGTTCAAGGAAAAGTCTTTGCTCAATTGTTGTCCTTGTGTGATTAATTTTTTGCTTTTCTTTATTCTTTGTTTGTTTAATTTCTGTTTACTTGAAACATAATCACCTATAAAAGATAAAATTGTGTCGTTATCGGAATTAACAGCTTCTATAATGGCCTTAAAGAATTCGGACTGGGTTAGTGAATTGTGGCGGAGGCGTACTATCAATTTCGCGTGGTCGTGGTCTGAGACCTTAAAAACAATCCTCTTGGTGCTGTGACCGTAGTCACTGAAATCCTCGGGCATAATTTACCACTTCCTTGTGTTTATGTGGGTGCGGCTCTCGCCCAGACCAGCGGAGGTTTGGCGTACAAATTTAGCTTTGTGCTGTAACTCTTTCAAATTTTGCGCACCGCTATATGAAAAACCGCTCCTAATCCCTCTCTCAATATCCTCCAGAATGCCAATCACACTGCCGCGAAAAGGAACTTGAGTAGCAACCCCCTCAAAAGACGAGTAGGCACCTCTCCAACTCATCTGTGCTTCTTTGGATGCCATACCACGATATGATTTATACTTAAACCCATCGGCGCCTTCAAAAACATTCCCCGGAGATTCTGTTGTACCGGCTAACAGCGATCCGCACATGACTGCATCTGCGCCGGCGGATAAAGCTTTTACAATATCGCCGGAGTTTCTTATGCCACCATCTGCGACGATAGCCACATCGCGATCAGTTTTAGAGCATTCAAAGATAGTTTGGAGGCCCGGCAAGCCATGGCCGGTTTGAACGCGAGTGGAGCATATAGAACCGCCTCCAATATTGCACCTTACTGAATCGGCCCCCCAATCTGATAGATCGTTGACCCCTTGCAAGGTCGCGACATTTCCAGCCATGATGTGGAAATCTGCGGTAAGTTTCCTAAGATTTTCTAATGCTTCTTTCATCATGATGTGGTGGCCATGGGCCACGTCAACGCACAAAAAATCAACACCAGCGGACAGCAACGCCGTAGCACGTTCCAAATAATCTCCGGAAATGCCAATTGCGGCGCCGAGCACCGGTGATATAGAATTTACGCTACATTCATAAGCTCTCACAACCTGAAGTACTTGTTCTTCAATTGTGTTATAGCGGTGGATGATACCGGCACCACCTATCCCATACATCGACGAAGCCATCTGGCCGCCTGTAATTGTGTCCATCGGTGATGAAAATATAGGCAACTTCAACTGAAGGCCGCGGCCGAGATCGGTGCCAATGTTGATTTCTTTCCGTGAGCGTATTTCTGAATATTGTGGCTGCAGTAGGACATCATCGTACGTCAAAGCTTCTGTCTTATTCACTGGGCTCCTCCCTTCTCTTTCTGGCCTTGGCTGCTTTTTTTGCTCTTTTCATTGTAGGTGAATTGTCAGAGTCAACAACAGTTTCAGCGGCCTCAATACGGACTGGCGGTGGTACTGGCGGCTCCACGACAGGAGCTTGAGGAGTTTTGGGTACGAAGTGAGATTGTAGTGTGCCGTACGCCTCCTCGCATTCTGAAAGGCCCTTGGCGTGCCGTATGATTTCGGCAACAAAATCGGTGTGTTCCGAAATGGCTGCTGGGTTATTGATCAATATCTCAATAGCACCGAAATGTTCTAACGCTTTACCGCGAAGCTGCATTAACGCTGCTTCTAAATTTTTTAATGAGGCCATATTATTAACTCCTTTCCTTTTGTGTGTGTTTGTATCTCTCAATAAATTCGTGTATCTGGTCTTCATAGTACCATGTCGCTTCGGATGGCTTTTCTGCGTCAGGCAGAATCTTTATTCTAGTATTCTCGCCCTCTGTTCTCACGAAACAAATAGTTGGAACACCTTCAAAGCCGTACTTTGCTTCAAGTTCTTCGCCATCGTGATACGTGTTGTAAACGTAAAACATGACATCCTCATACTCATCTGATATTCTTTTATATATCGGTGCGAGGGCATGACACATATGGCACTGTGATGAATAAAACTTAATCACGACGGAGTGCTTTTCATCAACCTCCCCGTTCATAATCATGTCTAGACTTTTTCTATCAATCCTCTGGATTCTTGGCATTGTCAATTACCTCCTTTGCTTTCTTCATGCATTCGGGACAAAATAATCTTACCACCTCTTGCTTAACAACAACCGACCATGATTGTAACATGTCTCTATCTTCTTTGTCAAATGTTTCCTGACAAATACTGCATTGTTCCGGTAGCTTGCCAAACTGGGAAATTTTTTCCGCGAGGTTTTCTGTGGCTTGCTTATCTACGTACTTCTTTAGCGTACGGCGCTGCTGGCGATTCATCGGTTCATAGCTCCGAAGATTTGCCTTTCGTTTGTTCCGTCGAAGACAACAACGGCGGAGGGAAAGGGGGCGCTGTTATTACAATCACCGAATTTAAGGCGACCCTTTACAAAATAGACTTCGTCCGCCTTCATGACGTACTCGTGCCAATATTTGGTGTCGGTTCGCGCAGGAATAAGCATCACCGCTTTGGTACCTTCCTTGCGGGATTCTTGGTAGGCCTTTTTGATCCACTTCTCAATGCCGCGGCCATATGGCGGATTGATAAAGCTGGCAAAACCTGACCAGTCTTTAGACAAGCCATTCTCGGCTTCTGTAAAGAAGTTTGCGCATTTTGTATTAGTTGGATCTGCGCACGGGTCCAAGTCAAATGGTCCGAAGCGCCAATCTAGCTTATCGAAAAATTCCTGTGGTGTTGCCCACTCTCCTGTTTTAGATGAGAACATCGTTAGTTGTGTATTTTTATTCACTTGTTTTCCTTTTTTTGTTAGTTGGGAATCCCCGTTGAACCAATAAATTACTCATGTCAGCATAATCTTTATTAATTTCAAAAGCGATCCATTTTAAATTGTTTTGTTTGCAAACCAATGCCTCACTGCCTGTGCCAGCAAAGGGTATCACGACGCGGGGCGCCCCATCTTCATGCAGGCAACCATCCAGCAATTTTTGTGTTAGCTTGATAGGTTTTTGTGTGGGATGTTTGATTCCGTCGGTAACATTGAGGGCTTTAGCTTGCTTACTTGTATACAGTGCAGCGGCGGAGGGGGAATACACGTAGCGTTCAGAAATGCCGGAGCCGCCGGCAAGAGAAGGCACCTTAATAACATCTCGTGGAAGGGCGCCCTTCTTGTTGACGGTATAAGTTGTGGTCACATCCTTGCCTTTGGTATTAAACCGGCCGGTACCGGGCGGGCGTTTGCGCTTGCCATCTGAGTAACCTTTAACGAACCCCTCTGTATATGGTTCTCTAACACTATCTCTGTTGAAAATTCTCTTATTCTTATCTTTCCAGACACACAATATTGATTCATGGCTGCGTTGCCAAAAATGCAAAGAAGGGACTGTTTTGTTGGTGTAATGCCATACAAGCCACCGGTGCGGTAAAGATAACTCAACAGAAATAAAAGCCAGAATCTCGCTAAAGCCATAGATATACATCGTGCCCGAAGGGGCCAAGATCCTCTCACATTCTGTTAACCATTCCTTGCACCACGAAATATAATCTTGAATTTCTTTTCTTGTCTTGTTGTTTCCAAAATCCTTACCAATATTATAAGGAGGATCAACAATCAAACAATCAACAGAATCCGCGTCTATTTGTGGAAGACCATCAATGCAACTCATTAAATTGACTGTGTTCCAATTCATAGACCCCACTTCTCAATTGGGTACACAAATGATAGATTGATCAGTTTTTGAAACTTGTTGGATCCTGCTAACATATAGTCATCATTACTGCCACCTTCGCCGCCCTGTTGGCGGGAGAATAATCTGGATTTTTTATTTGGGCCGGCCATGTAACGAACAAAGTCCGCCTTATGCATCCAGAACATTCTTAATTCGGGAGGCCGGGTTTCGGGGGAAGCCCATAAAACATTCGGGTTATCCAAAGATGGATTGACGCCACAAAAAATTAATCGCGACCAATCCTTTTTTTCTGCAATATGATTAAAAGTAAATTCATCAGGCTTAATTAGCTTACGGCCGAAATGTACACTGGACTTCCTCTTTACCTTTGGAGAGTTAGCGACACTGAATTTAATTTCCGTCTTGATATCGTCAAATATCCTATCATGGGCCGGATTTTGGGGTACCTGTACAACACAGCCTTCGTTACTCATGTATTGTTCTACGGCCATTTCACCGTACACACCCTTGTTTTTGGTGCTCAGGCCAACATATTTTTCAATAGGCGTCCCGATCCAATTATTGTGTTGATTGCTGTCAAGAAAGCTGATTAGCGTTTGATGCTCAAACAATGTTGAAGCCATCATTGTTCTTCCCCAACACCAGAGATTAGTGCGAAGTTGTCAACCACCTCGTCAATATTGTACTTCTGCTTATAAAGACGATATGCCTTCACTGCTGCTCGGATCTCATCCGTATTGAGCCATCCATTCTCCCGAAACTCCGAACGAAGTTCTCGCTTCTGTTCCTGATAGGGTTCGATGCACTCTTCAATTGCTGCTAGGGAGCGGATATACTCCTTAACGTATTGTTTCTTTTGATCATTTGTTGTAGCCATGTGGCCTCCTTATTTACTCTATTAATATAGCAGAATATTGGGAAGCTGTCAAGTATTTAATCCACGTGAACTTGAAAAACTTGATATATAAAATTGCGCATCAAACGCTGTTTTTCTTCTTCTGTTTCGCATTCAGCGTACTTGTAGTTGTAGGTTGCCTTCTCGTTCTGAATTTTAGACTCTATTTCTTGAATTTTTGTTTTCATCCATCTAGTTTGCTGCTTGTAGTTCTTTGGAGTTCTGACTCCGAATCTCTCCGAAAGGTCAAGGAGGAAATAATATCGTTCTTCTTTTAATGCCCTTTGTGCTTCCTTGAACAATTCAAGCCTCTCTTTCTTTTCCTCATCTGATAAATTCTGTAATCGATCAGGGTGGAGGTAGAGTGCTATTTGTTTAAAAAGCTTGGCGAAAGCGTTAGATAATTCTTTGCTGTCTTTTATTAAAACCTCGTCGTCTGCATCAGCCTCTGATTTGTCGTGATGAACCACAAGCGCCCCATCGGCATCAACGTCGGTCTCTGGCAACCTGAGCCTTTCTTCAGGCTGGCTTTCCTCAATCTTGATTGATTGTGCGGCTAGAAGATTTTTGTTTAGATCAACAAGATCTACTTCTTTTTCCCTACAAAAATCCTCAAGATACCTCTGAAATTCTTGAGCATGGGACTCATTGATATCATCTATAAATTCCAACTCGCTATGCTTAAACCTAAGTTCATTCAAGGTTCTTTTCCATTTTAACAAATTAGATGCGCGCACGACCCTTACTCCGTGCTATAATTAGGCTAACCAAGCAGTTTAAATGTCTTACCCACAGCATAAGTGGAAAAGCCCCACTGCTCGTCATACTTTAACTTGGCCATATAGGGCCTATTGGTGAAAATCTTATCTTTTTCTGGCTTGACGCCCCAACATCTAATCTTCTCTGTCTCGTTGTTGGAGTCAATTACCTCAACAATCCAATAATTCTTGCCGTTCTTGGTTTTCTTCGGAACAATCTTGCGTGGAATGAACCAACACACGCACAGATCCGAATCAAATTCAGAAATAGGTGGAATAAATTTATCCTTGAGTCTTTGAATAGTTTCAGTGGTGATTACCAGATTCATTGGGAACACTCCAGTCAGTTCTGACTTAAAGTGAATGATTTCTTCTTCCGAGAAGTCTCCTTCCTTGCTGTAAGCTTCAATATTCTCAGCAAACTTCTTTCTATTTTTTGGTCTATCAACAACTGCTGCAGACCAAAAATGTTTACGACCAGAGAATCTCTCGTCAACAAGCTTATCCATGGCTCCGGCGCGACAGAGGGCATCCAGCGCCTTCTTGTTCAATTTAGAATATGTTATCTCTTCCCGGAACAATAGGTCTTCAATGTTGTTGAAGGGTCGGTGTTCAATTATCTGCTCCAATGCAGAATCTCCAAAACCCTTAATGGAAGTAAGCGGCTGGATCAACGTCGTGTTGTCTGATGCAATCTCCCACACACGTCCGGATTTATTAACGTCCACCGGTGCAATATTGTATCCGAATGACTTTGCAATATTGATTGCTTTTTCCTTACGGGTCTCAGGCTCTTTATCCAAGAATGCAGCCATCCATTCGGCCTCATAGTAATTCAGTAACCACGCGCACTGATAGGAGATCACACTATAGGAGACCGCATGTGACTTGTTAAAACCATATCCGGAGAAGTATTCAAACTTATCCCACAGTGCTTGCGCTTCGTCGCGAGAAATGTCTTTTGCCACACAGCCCTTAATGAATTTGTCATGCAGCCTGCCCTTTACGGAACCTTTGCCTGTTCCCTTCTTGGTTAACACCTTGCGAAGCATGTTACCTTCATCGAGAGTCAATCCCCCAAGCTTGTGGGCTAACAGGGCGATCTGCTCTTGGAAGATGAGGAATCCAAATGTTTCCTCGGTAATCTCTCGGGCCTCTTCAGAGAGATATCCAATGCGATGCGGATGATTTTTTGCGTCCACGTAGTCAGCATCCACACCTGCTGATAATGGGCCCGGGCGAAAGATGGATGTAATAGCTGACACATCAATAATATTACGAGGTTTCACTCTGGTGCAAAATCCTTGTGCGCCAGTCTCAGTGAACTGGAATACACCTGCCCACTTGCCTTTATGAAATATGTTTTCGTATACTTTTTGATCTTCAAGATCAATTACGTCTGGGTGTAAGTTTTCATTGTAGTAGTCGCGTACTTGGGTAAAGGTAGGCTCCTCAACGTTGTGGTAACGACGAAGTATGTGCTGAATGCAAACTTCCATCATCTTAAGAGTAGATAAGCCGAGCAAATCGAATTTAATGAACCCCATCGGTTCAAGATGACGTACGTTTTGACCCTCGGCCCATGGGGCCTGACGCACACCACCTGAGTTAATCAGGGGCATACTCTTGTCTAGATCTTCTGCAATAACTACCCCGCCTGCATGACGTGAACATGAGCGAACTTGGCCAACCAATCCTTCAACGTGTGTTTTTACTTGAGGATACTTGTTTAGATATGCGGTCAGTGTCGGTGAGAATTCCATCACCTCTTCCCAAGTTGGCACATATACGCCGGCTTTGATGCCGTGCTTACGCTTGGCCTCGGGTGTTGCTTCGCGGATCATAATAGACGTGACTGTGTTGACCTCTGTAAATTCTATGTTGTAGAGTTTGGAGATATCTTTAATCAGCGATTTAAGCTGCAGCGTGTTCCAGTTGGAAATTGGCGCAACGCAATCCTCTCCCCACATTTCAACAAGTCTCTCTTTGAGTGCCATACTGTCGGACACATCGTAGTCAATGTCAGGATAATCGGTTGCATCAGAACGCAAAAATCTTGAGAACAGAAGGCCATGCTTGATTGGATCAATTTGGGTGATACCCAGTGCATAGGCAACAAGAGAACCTGCGGCTGAGCCGCGGCCCGGGCCGGCGAGCATCATATTATTGGTGACGTCAACAATCGCTTTCATGGTAAGGAAATACTTGGAGAAGCCGCGATCATCTATCACATTAAGCTCTCTTCGTAATCTATCCGTGTACTCTTTGTTTGTGTGTAAGGCACGGTCTTTCAAGCCCTCTAGGGCAAAATTTACTAAGGCCTGTGTGGCGGTAAATCCGGCCGGCACAACAAACTCAGGAAGACGAACCGTGTTGTCGGGCAGGAATGATTCAATGCGCCCAAAAGCGATCTTGTGTGTTTCTTCAATACTTTGCAAGACTATATCATCGTTGTATTCAAACCCCTGCTCTGCGGAATATTGTTTGTAACTCTCCCACATTTGATCGCCATTCTTTGGGTATAGCTCATAACCGATCTCTTCAACACCATCAGGCAATTGAGATTCTTCTTCAGCCCAAGATGGCCGGCCTTTACCGAGCCAACCAAGGCGTTTGTAAAGTTCGCGATCTTTCCAAGCATCGGGGCCCGGATAATGACTATCGGCTGTTGATATTAATTTAACATCAAACTCGTCGGCTACCTGCATTACATATTGATTTAATTCATGTTGTTCTTTAATGTTGTTCCATTGGATTTCGGCATACCACCGATCACCAAAAACATCGACCATGCGTCTAGTGGTTTCGCGCATGGCTGCCAGCACTGCATCGTCGCTATCATCTCTATTCTCCCAATAGTCGCCGGCGTATACGCCGCCAAGACAAGCAGAAGAAGCGATAATGCCTTCATTGTATTTCTTGAGAAGCGCATAATCAATACGCGGATAGCGGTAAAAGTTTTCTGGCTGATATGACTCAGAAACTAATTTAAATAGATTGTTTAAGCCCGTCTGGTTCTGTACCAACAATACAAGATGACGTCTGCGGCGCAATATATCTTGGGTTTTCTTGCTGTTGCCTTCGTCTTCTACGGTGGCGCCCGACTGGGCATCCTTCTTGATACTCTTGGCGCGCTTCTTGTCTGCCATGGCCTGATCATAGGCTTCTCGCCATTCTGCAATTGAGGGAGTAAAATACGCCTCGCAACCAAAAATAGGCTTGAAGTTTTTACCTTCGGCTTGCATTTTCTTTGCATGCAAAACCTGATATGCTAGACCATTCATGTTTCCATGATCGGTTAAGGCTAGCGCCTCGCAGCCATTTTCGTACGCAAAATTCATATGATCCTGCGGAAATCCAATAGCATCAAAAATAGAACCGGCAACGCTATGTGCATGCAGTCCCACGAACTTAATCTTTGGTTGTTTATTCATCAGTGTCTCCCTCTTGACTATTACATAGTATAGTATGTTTGCGAGCGATTGTCAAGCTGTCTGCCGGCTTTTGTATAAAGTTTTCGCTAGCCATATATTCTCTATATCCATCCCAGTTGCCAGCGTCCCAAAACCACTCAGTTTCATGTATCTTGCAGTTGGTTTCATCAACCTGCGAGAACACCGTGTTGATGCTGAACTTTCTGGCGCTCCATCGCTCATTAATTGGCAATTTTTTGGAGGGATATTTTTCGCCATCTTCAGTATTGTAAAACGTTTTAGTTGTCTCAGAATTGACATACCTTCTGCATCTTTTAAAGTCTTCCCCAAACATGGTAAATGGTAAATATTTATTATCCTTGACAGTCTCGCCTTCAAACGATAAAAAGAAGTTATCTTGATGATGTAAAATATCAGCCCTCATTGCACGTAGTGAATAAATATTAAAGGCAGAATGCGGAAACGAAATATAATATTTTTCAGGCACGATCCACTTTGATAATCTGCTAGCGACATACCATGCGGAATGCATGCCGAACAGAGCGGACCAACCATAAGAGTCGCGACGGTCGCGATCTTTCGGATGAATCGGCACATAGTAAATTGGTATCTCTTTGCGCTTGTCCTTATAATACTTTTCTTTTCTATAATAATAAACTGGATCGTAAATCCATTCGCCAATAACCTTTCTTATTATGGGCGCCATGTCGTCGTTGGCAACAATCCATATCGTTTGGCAACCAGCAAGGGCACACTCAAATACCGATTTCTGGATCATGGTAAAATTTTCGTCAAGGGGCAGAAGACACCATGGATACTTCATCCCAAAGGTATCTTCGTAGTTGGCTATGGGTATTATGCCCGCCATGTGAATATGTTTGCTCATAAGTGTCTCAAATATTTTTGATAATGAAAAGAAGAACTATCAAGCTTGTCGAATTGCTCATCACGAACGCTAGAATCGTAGATTTTTTTTTGCCTAGCAATTGTTGATGTTTTAAATTTGTAATGTTTTGGTTTGCCATTGGGCCCATAACTACTCAGCAGGCCTTTCATGCCTCTTTTCTCCATCTCTCTGACCACCTTAAATCTGGCCATGGTTTCTGAAAAATCAAAATCTTCGATCAGCTGTTTGTCAATGCTGGAAATAGCGCAAGCATCCTTAACCTTAGTGTTCCCGCATATTCTATCAGACGAATAGAACCATATTTCTCTAACAAAGTCGTCATCTGTCCGAATGAAATCAATTTCGTGTTTGCCTCCACTATTGAATGCAACCCAGTCGCAACACATTATTTTTTCACTGGGTGGCGAAGCAGTAAAGTCATGTAATTTTTCATAATGAACTTTAGCTATCTTAGAATATTCATTGAAACAAGTGATGGCGTTGTGCTCAAGTCGCATACTGGTGCAAAGATTTGAGGTTGGCATGTTGCCATCTAATGATAGCAAGAAAAGAAGCCTTTCCCATAGTAGTTCCTTCGGGAGTCCAATTCTCTTTTCTCCATCAAAGGTCGTTAAAGTTTTTCGAGTTTTACTCGAGAGTTTTAAGAAGTCAAAATCTACATCCGGTTCAAAATAATCAAACCTAAATGGTCTTTCTGCCTCGGAAAAGAATAGGGGATATCTATTGTTAAATGAATATACAACGGCTTCCAGTGAGCTACCCAAAACTATGTCGCGATATTCATATATCAATCGCGTCTTCTAAACCCCGCTATCAAAGCAGCCATAAAAATAGTGTACAGGCTTCCACGATTAGCGACAGCGCAGCTACAGCCGGAAGAAGACTTCGTTCCCGGGTCGGATGACGCGGACGCGAACTCAAACGGGGCAGCTGTATCTTGACCTTCTTCGTGCTCAAATCCAGTATCATGATGTTCCGGAGAATCGCCCGTGTCATCTTCTTCGGCGCTTGGTTCGTCTTCTTCTCCCGCTGGAATAAAATACGGTTGGGAAATAACTAAATCGCTTAAAGTTACGCCAAGTTCATGATGGAATGGATCGTACCAGCCAGTGTCAAAGTTCCCCACAAAGTTTAATTGATCTATCATGAAGGGCATGCCTTCTTCAACTTGAACACTCAAAAAGTATTCGTGGTATGCTGATTGTGTCTCTCTTGCACCAAGATTTAGATACATGTCCCACGCCATCAGGTCGGCACGACCATCTACGAACACATCCCACTCATAAAGCGTGACTTCGTATTGGGTCTGCACAGAGTATTCTGACGAATGATAACCCTTTACTTGGAGGTTACCGGCAGCTTGCATCTCGGCGCCTTCTTCGTCAATCTTATATTCGCCGTGTGCCATCACAGCACCCTCAGAGTCAGAGCCGATACCATATGCGTTCTGGAATGTTACTTGCCCATAGGCGTCAATACCATACGATTCAAACGGAACCGACCAGTCCCAACGGAAGGCGCCCTGTTCACGCTCCACGTCAGTCATAGCCTCAACGCTTAGAACGGGATGTTCACCCCAATCACTCCACTCGTCTGCCCAGAGCTTACACTGTGCTCCTCGTGCCCAATCCCATGGAGCGTAGTAGCAGTCATGTCCCGGCGTAACCCGAGTCTTGATAACGGCAACATAAAAATCTGTACCCCTGTCGATTGATGACTGGAACCAGAAAAATTCCACAATGGCATCAATGGTGTTATCATAAATGTCCGAGTTCCCAACGTAAAGGGTATTCCCCTCAAAAAAGGCGTACGGAAATCGGCCCTCACTGCCAGCGATGTCAGTAGCGTCTTCAAACGATACGTCCCAGTCTCCTTCTAAAATAGATGCGCCCGTATAGGACGTCTCGCTGGCACTTAAGTCTTCAGCGTGGGCCGGACCCATGAGGCACAGCGATAATAGTAAGTTTGTAAACATGTTTCTCCTGATATATGTTTGATACATTATAACTTAGTTAGCTGAAAATGTCAACTATCTTTTGTGGAGCCCGTAAGAATCGTAGCCGCCGAGCCACCAATTTGGGTGCATTATGTGGCTTCTGTGGCTGTAGTGTTGCCACCCCAAGGCATGACCTATCTCGTGTTCAAGCACGCGTTCCTTGCGGCCAGATCTTGGAAAAATGAAAATTTTTGCCTTGATAATCTCATCAGTGAATTTGCTTGTATATAATCTTGTTGCGGCCATTTTATCATCGGCGATCCCTTGGGATGGTAAAACGATAGCTATCTCATTATCTTTCGGGTTCATGCAGAGTGAATGGCGGTCTAAATAAATTTCTCCAAATTCATAACCTAGCCGTTCCCAATAATTGACGGCCCTCCGGACTCTCCCCAAGGACACTTCCGTATCTTGGCATACTCTAATCATAGGCGGCTGGCTCCACTTATATTTTTTCAATGGTTTTTGAGAAAATACTGAGACCTTATAAAATTTTGTAAACGGATTGTGGTCATAAGCCGCACTATCAGTTTGAAAGGCCATTAAAAATAACAGGAGAAACATCATTCATAGTTCTTCCTTCACTTCATCAAGCAGTGCTTTGATGTCTAGGCCGGCACAATCGATCTTTCGCTTGCTAACGTGATAATGACTTACGAATCCTTTAAATTTTCCATATGCCACATTTTGTTGATAGTAATTTGAAGTTTTGCCAAATTGATTGAGGGGCGTTTCGTATGGGATCCCAGCTGCTTGATGGATTGCTTTCCACAAAGCCTTGAGAGCCTTAATTTGTTCAGGATAAAATCCCATAAAGGGCCCAAGTTCATGGCCATTAATATATGCCTTTTCGATTATTGGTCGCTCGCCGAAACCATTTTCCACGTACCAAGATTGATATTTGGGGTAGTAAGCATTTGAGATTTCAACGCCGACTGAGGGCCTGTTGGTTCTTTCGGAGCCGGCATGCCAAGCAGCGTGCTGCATGTCCATAGTTTGGTATATGGTGCCGTCATTGTCAATGAGGAAGTGAACTGAGATTCCTCTTTTATCCAAAACTCTCTGACAAGATTTAGAACTGAGGCAAACATCCCAATGGTTAACAAAATATCTAATTTTTCGTTTTGGCCGGCCGGTGTAATCGTAATACGTCCCACGTTTGGTTTTCAAGCCGTTGGGCTCTGACCATAAAACAACCTTGTCCCAGTCAATGTGGGTAAAGTTTCCATTAAAAACAACATAATTTGAATACTGGCATTTGTCGGGCGTGTGATCATCAATATTCTCTTGCCTTTCTGTCCAGAGGCGACGAAACGTAGCTGGGCCACACAAACCATCAGCTATAAGTCCCAGAGCCCTTTGAAACACCTTAACGGCCCTTGTCAATTTATCATCAAAGTATTTTTCACCAAACCACGACGGATCCCATCCGAGCTTAGCAGCCGAAGCTTCGTTATAAAAGTTTTTGTCCATTTAAGATACGTCCTGTTAGATTATGCCCACAATATAATTATCTTGTATAATAGAATATGTCGTGTTGTTCACGGTTATTTCTTCAATCATGCTATTATCGACAACCACTTGGCTGCCCTTTGATAGCTCAAATCTGACGTCTTCGGCCCAGTCAAGCACGTCAGTACACACGTATCTTTCTTCGGTAGGCTTGAAGTCTTCGGGCAACAGGATTCCCATTGGGGTTTCGGTTTCGTTTTTTGGAGGTCTATTCTCAATAAGAACGTACCGATTGACTGGCTTAAACACGGGCTATCTCCTTTAGTAATATTTTCTCGTGATTTTTGTAATTATTTTCGTCTAGAAACACGTTTGTGCGTGCGAGACACTGTTCACAGACCAACGAAACACAGACATTGGCGCCCGAGGTAGCTTTAATATTACCCGTTGGTCTCCACTGGCAAAGTTCTGTGTCTCGCTGCTTACAATTAATAAGTAGTTCGCGTTTTTCTAGTAAGTGATTAAAATTTTTCAAATTTCCTCCTAAATGATACAAGATTCGCCATCACAAAATTTAGTTCCTGAGCCACCTTCAGCATCAAATCTGGTGATTGGTGTGATATTTGCCGAGAGTTCATGATAACGTTCTTCTGTGATCGGTTCATATGGCGCCTGTTCATATCCAGTCTCTTCATACTTTAGAAACGAGACTGCTTTGAGGCGTGTTTCATACATTTCAAGTGCGTCCTTGATTTGATCTGCTTCGTCGGGCTTAAAAGTAACTGTGACAGATACTGAATTATCAGCCCAGTAATGCTGGTACTGTGCGGCTATTTCTAACTGTTCCCACATGCTTATCTCTTTCTTTCCTTTGAGGAAATACGGTTCCTTAACGGGGAATTCAACGCATACAGTATTAGGAGTGTACATATCATCTTCAATATTATATCCTGACTCGCGCAATTTGTCAATCATTTTGCTATCTTTTGAGAACCTGATCCTCCTAATATAATATTCATCCTCTGGAAAGTGAATCCCCGGAGTAGACCCATTAAGCAGCGAAACAGTGCCGGAAGGTTTGATACTAGTCATGCGAACAGACTTTGGAATGCACAGCCAGTCAGAGTAGTCTTCATCCAGACTCTTAATGTGCTCGTAAGCATTGTCACACCAATTTAAAACCTCGCGACGGCCATGTTTATTAAATGCTTGAACAACACCGGACTGAGAAAGTCCAATTCGCCGGTTCTTAAGCATTTTTGCATTTGTTTCTGGCCAATGAGTATTAGAAAGCGTGACTGTCTTGCCGTAAAGGTAAGCAATCTTTAAAGTTTTTAGATAGTCTTCATATGTATCGTGTTTTGCAGGGAATGTTTCAACAAGACAGCATAACTCCGCATCTTCAAGCTGCTGTTCAACACAAGGATTAAAACCCATAACACTCTTGTCATCATCCCTAGGTTCATCAGCCATGCGACCGCGAGTTCGTGCATTATTGAGCCAGATATAGCCCGGCTCACCATTGCTTTGTGATTGTTTGGCGTGCCATGTGTAATCCATGCCGACTAAAGCGTGGAAAGAATTGTTAGAACCCCAACGGTGATGATACAATTTTTCTTGATCGTTCTTCATTTCAAGGTAGTGTTTATCATCATGGGCTCCCATCGCAAGTGCTGCAGAGCGCCTTACGTTACCCGATACGACACAGCGGCCAATAAGATTTTCAGTGTCAACGATGTCAACAGAGGTAATTTTTTGACCGATGCGACTGTCATATAGTTCCTTCAGATTTTCGTGTAACTCAATTAAGGGATCAGGGCCCGAGGAAGTTCCGCCGAAACCCTTTATGGGGGCCCCGTAACCACGTATTAGAGAGTAATCAAATTTTGGCACTTGGTTGCCGAAAAAATATCCGTCCAGAAGAACTTTAACGGAGTCAACCCAGCCTTCCCGACTGTCTTCAACAAAATGAATTTCGCTTGTGTGTTGTGGCTCTCGGATCGTTACTGTGTCGGCCCCTAACGTATCAAAACCAACCCCAATGCCAACCATTAAAGCATCCATCATCCATGCAAAAAGGTATCCCCCTTTGGACGACAAATCCTTTGTGGAGCGGAATGCGCAATTGAACAATCCGGCGGCAGTTCGCTCTTCAATAAATTTGGTGCCCATCATCCACAGGCCGCGGCCGGGTGGGGTCCATTTCAAATTAAACAATCGATCATAAGCGTCTTTGGCTGTCTTTTGAGCTTTGCTGTCATTCCATTCTAATCCAAGCATGAAAACATGCTGTTTTTGCATGTTAAACATGCCCTCAATAACTCTCCGGCACGTGTGAAGCCACTCCTCGGTGCCCTTCAGGTCTGGGTCAAACTCGGATAGCCTTCTGGAATATGTGCGCTTAAAGGTAACGTACCCTAGAGGGCCCCAAGGCACCTCTTTTTCTCTGTATTGTTCAATAAAGGTATCTGATAGCTTAAATTTTCTAATATTGTCGATTGTTCTCATTATAATTTATTTCCTTCTAGTTTTAAATTTTTCATAACGATTTTGCAGAATATTTCTCTGCTCTTTGGCAGTAACCGGTGCCGGGCTCATAGGTAGGCTGCTGTTGATTGGTGTGGGTGATATTTTTGGAAGCATCTTAATACAAACATTTGAAGTGTCCATGAATATATCATAAATAATACCGTCCGGGCCGTTTCGGTTCTTAGCGATGAACATTTTTCCCTGATTTTTTTGTTTATCCTCAATGGTACGCGATATAGTACAAATAAAATCAGCAACAAAACATTTATTAAATGCTTCTGAAATTTGTTCCATCGTAATTACTTCGGCGTTGAGGCCTGAACGATTTGTCTGAGAAGCTGTCCAAACGGGGCATTCAAACTCTTGAGATATCGCCCTGAGTTCTTCGTAAATAGATTCTAGCTCATTACGTTTTTCCTTACGAACAGTCACGGGCTTGAGTAGATCGGCGTAATCAACCACAATCATACCGGGCCTGATCCCTCTTTTGATCAACTTTGATAAATGGGTCTTGATAGTATTAGTCGAGGCTGATTTTGTTGGATATTCTTTAACTATCAACTTACCTTCAATGTCCTTGACAATATCGTAAATTTCGCTTTTAAAGCCTTTCAACTCAGATAACGGATAGCTCGTGATACAGCTATCATACCTAGATGCTACAACGGTGTCCTGCAACTCAAGCGTATAATGTATTACTGTTTTGCCTTCCTTGATTGCTTGGGCGCCTAAGTGAACCAATACCATAGACTTGCCGGCGCCAGTGGGAGCAATAACAACCCCTAATTCACTCTTGCCTAAGCCGCCGCTGCAAATATTGTCAATATCGCTCCAGCCGGTTGACACAGGTTTACGAAACTTTGGAATAAATCTTTGTTCAAAATCGGCCAAATAATCATAGCCGAAATTGTTATCGGAACCCAGCTTTAAAGCATCGTTAATGACTTTTGAGATTTCATCAAATGAGCACGATTGCAGCAGGTTAACTGATTCAATCATCGCCTCTTTTAATTTTTGCTTACGACAGAACTCTAAAGATACCTCTTTAATATATTCGCAGTCCGCCACTTCATTGATTTCAATGCGATTACAATAATCAAATAATTGTTTTTCGGCCACCTCATCATCAAGGTCTTCTGTCTTAAAAATCGTCAGTAACGCTTGACTAGACGGATGCTTGCTGTATTTGTGCCTATACTTCATCAACTTACTAACGAAGATCTTCAAGTACTCAAGTTCAAGAAAGTTAATATCTAGAACTTCCGTTATTTGGTCTGCGAAAGTGCGATCTTCAAGGATAAGTTGTACCAACCCTTCTTGAAAGGATTTACCATATCTACTAAAATCAATTTTTTCTGTCAGCATATTCCTCTCAATATCTTAATAACTATAACATTTCCAGCCGTAAAGTCAAGCTGAAAACTCTCAAATCAAACTGCAACGTCAACACTTTCGTTAGTAATCTTGTTTAAGTGAACCTTAAGTTCTTCCCAATTTAGCTCACCAAATCCATCTTCAATCATCATCTTAAGGATGGCAGTTTTATTGAAATTAAAATCAAACTTTTCTACTGATTCTTTAACAACGATCTTGGATTGAATTGACATCTGTGGTGAGTACAGTTGCATCATTTTATAATTGTGTTCGATCAGCTCTCTACTATCAACAATGTTATTATAAACTTTCAGTTTACTATTTTCTAACTGTTTTTCACAGTGTTGAATGATATCATCAACTGTGTGTGTTTCTTCTTCCGACAAGAACTGCAATCTTTTTGCAACTGTACCGAAGCCAACACCTTTAACGCCCGGCAAGTTGTCGGACGTATCACCAATAATTGCCCTCGCTAGCGCCATATTAGTCGGATGGACGCCAGTTTGTTCCACGATTCTGTTAGTGTTCAAAAGCTCGTCTTTTGTGGGGCGCCAAAGTACCGTCTCATCATCACAAAGTTGCATGAAGTCTTTATCATTTGATACTATGATTTTTTGCCATCCATCATAGTGCGGAAGGTTGCAAACATATGAGATAACATCATCTGCTTCCACCTGTTCAATCATTGTTTGAATAATCGGCATCTCGTTCAAATATTCAATAAGTCGGCTTTGTTGCCAAATCTTATTTTGGATCTCTTCGTCGCCAGTAAGGTTATGAAAAGCGCGATTGAGACGGATCGGCTTGCGGCCTTGCTTGTAGTTCTTGTCCATGGTCTTGCGCTTTCGCGAACCATCAGGACCATCCCAAGCAATAATAATATTGTCGGGCTTCGTTGTGCGCACAAGCTTCTGGAGGATCTTCAAGGATCCCTTCAGGCCGCCAATCGGCTGGCCATGCTGTGACAGGCTAGGATCAACGATATAAGCACGTAAATACATATTTAATGCGTCAATGACCAATACTCTCTTCTTTTCTTTATTCTTCATATTCATAATTAATTAACTCGTAAATGTTGCCCCATGGGTCCTTGGAATACACAGATCTGGAGCCGTCTCTATGTGGTTTGACTTTGTTTTCCATGCCTTCGAAATTGTCAGTCTCAAAAGCAAAATGTGCTGGATGTGTGCCCCTCTTCACAAAGGCCATTTTGATATTCTCAAATTCCACAAGGGCCCAAGAATCATCACTGTAAAGCCTTGATGCTCCGAAATTTAGTTCGTACCATTCTGCTGCACGCCCGGGGTCTTCCACGGGCAACGCAATGTGGTCAATTTTAGTCATAAATGCCCCCAGAGGAGCTTTACGGCGCTAGCAGTATAACTTACCGCAGCGTCCCACAAAGCGCGCTCAGGGCCCTCCTAGATATGTTACTAGTATATACGCTTATACGATGCTTGTCAAGTACTATTTCTCATCTTCGTCATAATAGTCGGCAGCGTTCCCTTGTCGATTCTGAAATTTTTGAATGACTTCGACTTCCATGAGTTCAAGAACCTTATTCCTAAACTCTTCGTCGTTCTTTACCAATTCGGTCCACTTCGATGGCTGGAACTTTTTGGAGTAATCGCCCATTGTCAGCGTATACCATGAGCCGGCAGACTGCATGTGCTTAGAACTCTTAACGGCATCGAACCATGATTCATGGTCTTGGATGCCAATTTCTTCAGTGCCCCATAGAATACGGAATGTGCAATTTCTGCCCTCAGTACCAAACCTTGACTTTTCAAGTTTTACCTTAACTTCCGAACCAATCTTGAACCCTTTCTCGTCAAGTACAGCGGCCGCTTTGGATTTACGACCAGTAAGCCAAATACGCAATGAGTATGAATAGTGCATTGCTTTTCCACCCGGTGTAACATACGGCGTAGTCATTGCAATCTGTCGTGCCATCGGGCCTTGCGGAATATTGGTCTTTAATTGATTGAGTACGATAAACGTTGCTTTTTGATCCGCGATAGGAATGACCAGTTTGGACATACCTTTTGCCAAGATTCGGGCCTTGGTGGCCACAGATGATTGCGGATTGAAGTCACCCTCAACATCTGAAATAGAAGGCGTAAACGCGAGAGAGTCCCATATGAAGACCAACTGATCTTCTGCTGCTCCGAGTAATTCCTCAATAGTCTCCAAGACAAACTCAACTGAAGATGCCTGAACATACATTAAATTTTCCAAATCACAACCAGCACGACTTAAGAAGTCAGGATCGATAGCTGATTCAGAGTCAAAATAAACAACCATCTTGCCTTGTTTCTGAGCGTTGGCAGCAATTTGTGCTGCCATATAAGATTTACCAGTTGATTGAAGGCCCGCGATCTCGGTAATTTTACCAACCGGCACTCCGGCTAGATGACCCTTACAAATAATAGAGTCAAGCCACCTAGAGCCTGTTGGGATCCACTCCTTAACAGAAGTGGGGTTGTCGGTGGTAAGATCGTGCGCCACCTCACGGCCAGCTTTTTTATTCACTAGCTTCATAAGGTCGTGCATAGATACACGACCGGCCTTTGCTTTGGCTTTTGCCATATTAGCTCCTTAATTTTCTTTAGCTATACACTGTAATAGTGATACTCAAATAGTATAACATAGTGTAGCTAATAAGGCAAGCAATATAAAAACTTTTATATTAAAAAGGTTTAACCTTGTTGTATTCGAGCACAAGAACATCCACGGCCGATGTGAATCGCACTGTCCATGATTGCCCGTTGTCTGTTGAGCTACTTATCTTATTGCCTTTACCGCCGGCTATAATCGTCGTCCCATCTGACGCTAATCCCATGATTTGGCCAACATCCGGATTCGCCAGATCGGTAGTGGCCCATGACGCACAATTGTCAGTTGATATATATAATTGAGTTCCCTTGTTGGCAGTCATCCAAGTGTTTCCTGTGATGTGACAGATTGCCCAAAGAGCCTCCGAAATACCGGTTACGGCGCTCCAAGTATCTGTTGTGTCGCTCTCTGTAATTGAGGTTATTCGGTAAGAAGTTGTGCCATTGCCGGCTAAGAACCATACTCCGTTGTTGTATTCGATACCGTTCGCGCGGGTGGCTGTGGATTCGTACCAGTTCAAGCCATCATCATATGATTTAAGAGTCTTCAGGGTGCCTCCCATGAGCCATGTTCCGGCACCATCGGTTGCAAGGCAAAGGTTTAAGCCTGCACCAGATTCAACATCGGTAATTTTAGTCCAGCTATCTCCGCCGTTGGTTGATCTAAACACATCGTCGCCAGTTGCGGCGATCCAAGTTCCGTTGTCACCGTACTCAACTGTTCTGGCTGCGTCCGACGTGCCGGAGAAATCGATTGATGACCAAGAGCCGGAGGTTGTAGGGTCCGCCGAGTACCTGAGTTCAGGACTTGTGTTGGTAGCAACAATCCACCGAGCATCATCACTGTCATCCTTGCCAAAAGATATATCCCAATAATCAGATGTTTCTCCGGCCGGGCTTTCATACTCAGTCCAACTTTCAGCATCTGATGAGTACATCACCCGGCCGTCCCTACCGACGCCGGCCCACAACGGGACGTGATCCTCTTCCTCTCTCCAATGGTTCATTTGAAATTTGTATGTCACTGGTGTGTGCCCCCTGATTATATATAGCATGGAGGGGCCAAGGCGGCAGACTTATACCGGTCTGCCAGCGGTCACTGAGGCCTTTAAGCCGCAAGTTTTCGTAGACCAAACGCAAATACGTTAGTTTTTACACAATCGGTAAGCTTTTTGATTCTCTTGGCGCGTGCGCCCGCATAATGGGGCAAATTAATCCAAGTAAAGTAATATTGTTGTTTTGAAACTTCGTCAGGATCTAAATTATTTGCGATGTATCTTGTTTTCTCGTTAGCATACGCAGTATCACTTTGACTAATAAGACTGTCGTCTAATTCTTTTAATTTGTTAAAAAACAAAGAATAAGAATTGCAATCAATGTCATAGTTGTTATCATAGACCCACTCACAAACATAGAGTACAGCCCAACACATTTTTGCTGCTATTGTTTTTGATGGAGGGTAATAAGTTTGATTACAAATTGTGTGCCTCCACATGTCTAGAATCTCTTCCACTCTCTGTATGTCATTCGAAGAGTACGGACACCCTTCATCAGAAATAGAGTGATAACCCAGGCCCATAGAATAAAAACGATCTATTTCATCGGAGGATAAGCCCCAATGATTGGTTTTGTTATTGGCTGGGTTGTTCCTCATAAGGACCATGGTCATTTTAGCCACTAACTCATCATCCAGCATCCTAGTAGCATCTTTTCTGCTGACAACTCTCATAAGAGCGTCGTCAAGAGTTTTTCTAGTTTTTCTTACCCAATCAGAAATTGGCGTTTTAAGAGAATTTCTTTTTTCATGGGCATTTAATGGCTCACCAGAATTTAGTGCTAAGAAAATATCCGATAATGTATCTTTTCCACAAGGAGGGGCTACTTCAACATTAAGAAAACCTCCATCCAAAATGCGATCACGAAGGCGCTCAGGAAAATCTTTAAATAATTTATTTGTTACCGTTTGCGACACATCGTCAGCATCCAAAAAAGTTCCGGAAATAGGAAACTTATCATTTAAGAATTCAACAATCTTTTTTGATCTGTTTTGACCGTCTAAAGAGATATAGCGATACCCCTTGTTTAGAATTCTATGAAAATATTTGGCTGATACGCGATCACCGTTTTTTCTAGAAAACTTTAAACACTTTTTAACGTCGGCCACAACGATTGTTGTAAGTTGGGACCAGCCGCGGCATACAGAAACCATGAACAGCGCTAAGAGTTCGTTATTCCAAACTTCCCGGCGCTGGTGCTCCTCTGCATAATATACTTCCGTGAAATCATGATCTTCACGGAACTCTTTTAAACTAACTAATGACATTTTACACCTCCAGTTTATTGTGTGATTAAACCAATGTCATGTGACAAACGTTTAATCTAGTCTTTCGTTAAAGGCGGCAGACTTTACACCGGTCTGCCAGCGGCTTTTGTTTTACTCCACTGCAGTGTCTGCAGAGGCGGCGGTATCTTCCGCCGTGTCTTCATCCTTATCCCCACAACCCATCAATAGGGTCGCAGCAAGGACTGGTAGAACGAGTCTCATTTTGCTTTATCTCCTTAAAAGCGGCAGACTTTTTACCGGTCTGCCAGCGGCTTTTTTCACTACTCGGTTGTAGTTGTTTCCGTAGTAGTTGTTGTCTCACCTGTAGTTTCAGTGGTTGTTCCGCCTTCCGTGGTTCCACCGCTCGCTGTTTCAGTTGCGGTGGTGGAAGAAACTTCAATAGAATTTGTAGTCTCCCCAATGGTGGTGTTGTCTGACACCGTTGCCGGATCTACAGAACAGGTCCCGTAGGCGGTTGCGACAACTAAGACACCTCCGACGACAGTAACCTGTATCTTCCATTTAGCCCATACGGACTTCATCCAATCTAACATAATATTTCTCCTTCTATGTTGTTGAAAAGGGGCGCCCATTAACCGGGGCGCTATCGGCTTAATGTGTTAACCAGCCATCAACTCATCGAAGGCTTTGTCAACGTCGTTAGCTTCCTTTTTACCATACGACTCAGTTTGGCGCGAGCGACCTTCAGCAGAAGAATCGGAGGCCAACTGTTCGTCAAGAATGGCATCAACCTGTTCGGGCGTCAGGCGCTCAAACAAGCTGTCAAAATCGGGCATATTTTCCAGAAGCCCGGGAAGAGCGTCAGAGTCACTTAGGAGGGGACTAGTGTTACGACGCATCTTCAAGTTGGTTTGTGGGTACGCACCGGGACGAGTGGGCTTCGTATAAGTGAGCGTAATGTCAGTACCCTCTACCGAATCGGTGATATCACCGTATTCAGGATCAAGAATATATCCTAAAAGCAACTCATACGCGGTCTTTCCGTAACCATAGACCTTAATACCCTCATCCTCGCGTCCACGCACCACTACCGGAGAGAAATAACGTTGACGCACAAAAAGCGACTTTGCCAACTTCTTGCTTTCCTCATCATTCTTCTCGGTGCCCTCGCGCCACAAAGATGACGCGAATTCACATATAGGACAGCGTTCGCCAAAGTTGCGCTTCGGACAAAGCACACCGCCCTTATGATCTCCCACATTATAGTGGAAATACATTTCCTTTAACGGATCACCATCTGATGTTGGCACGATCCGAATATCTTGGTCTCCTTCATCTGGCTTAAACCAGTGTGAGGTACCATTATCTCTAGTTCCCTCGCCACGCAATGTGGCGAGCTTTTGTTTCATTAGTTCCATGTTAATAGACATTACTTTTTTCTCCTTTTTGTTTTGATAAAGTATACTGAGCTTTCCTCAGCATCTAATGTATTACTCTTGCTCTAGCTTGTCAAGAGTTTTTTGTTGTATTACGTTGGTATGGGCAACGCAAAACCCAAAGTCTGTTTCAAAAGGCGACTCGTAAATTGCATAAGAAACATTTTTAAATGCATTCCTAGGTTTATTTTTGAGATGGCCTATAATATTTTTGTGTAAATCTCCGTCCTTTTCCAATTTTTCAGTTGATATACAGATATAATAACATACATCACGAGAGCTGTCAAGATCAAAATACCAATTTTCTTGAAGAGTTTGTGGGTCAATCCTCCCCAAAGAGCGGATTCTTTGAATGCCGGGGGCGGCCACTAAATTCCCAATAATTGGTGATGTATGATCAAATAAGTTCTTATAATGTACACAATAATAAATAGTTTTATTTATAGTTTCAAAGTATTTTTTAATAGGTACTGAGCCTATAGATTCTTCTAATATTGGGTTACTAAAAATTGTAAAAGAGTTGAATAAGCCGGACCTCGCATATTGCTGTAGAACACTAAAAATAGCACGTTCTTGGAGTTTCGCAGCACCCAACAATAGATCAATATCTGGCTCAATGTAAAAGATGTCGATTTTCTTATCTTTTAGTTGTTGCAAGATAGTCAACGTTGCGTTAGCAGTTCTCGCTGAACCACACAAGAATACTTGCACACGTTCCTCCATACTGGAAAAGAATTTCTCCAAGTTGGGAGTGCTTGTTTCGTAATCTTCAAGATTTGCTTGATATTTTATCTTTCGCTTGTATTTTGTATTTCTTTCAACATTATCAGACATAACATAGCAGTTATACTCTTTGTTGTTGGAAAAGCAATTAACAATATTTTCACCAGCAGTCCCAATACCCAAAAGTGATATCACAAAATCAACTCCTTAAGATCATAGTAATTTTTTCCAGCATTGATGTTGCCACGAAATTTGCCGAGCGAATTATTTTCAAAAATATTTTTAATCAAAGGGGCCACACTACGCTCTGAATCATCAAGATCAATAACTATTTCGTCATGCACAATATGTGATATAAATGATTTCTTTCCCTCTAGAAACTTATCAATCTCAACAGCGCGTTCCATGACTAAGTCTGCCGTCGTACTCTGTATCAAATAGTTAAAGGCTTTTCTGTGTTCTACCGGAACTGCTCTTCCGGTCATGGTGTTAACTTTTCCATCTACATAATAATCGGATAATATTTTATCTCTGTTATACAGATCGCTTTTTATTGCGTCTGAGTCTGGATTGTATAACCAAGCAAAGAATTTTTCTTTAGCTTCTCCGCGTGATAAAACACCGCCAAACACATTTTTTGCATTCCACTGGTGGATGTCCCAATCGGGCTGCGGCTCATTGCCGAGAGCCAATACTGTTCTTAATTCGGCGCCATTATAATCCAAACTGAGGAACCAATCATTTTTGGGCTTGATTATTTTACGGTGTGTCTTTTTCATGGTTAAAATTGGCAGAGAATTGCTGAATGTTGTCAAGCGACCAGTCACTGTACCAAATAGATTATAATCAACGTGTGAGGGCCCAGACAACAGCCTTTGAAGTTGAAGGCGGTCCCTTGAATTGGTCATTAGCTCTCGGCAGTCTTTGTTGCTAGTAGTCAAATTGTTAAATTTGATCTTGTGCAGTAGTCTATGTACACTGGCTAGATGCTCATAGTTGCGCGGCTTTTCGTAATTTTCAAAAACATGTTTTGTAATCTGATTCTTAGTTTCGCAAAAGTTTAACAAAAAGTCTTCAGGCACCAAATCGTAAAAACACAATTCACGTAAATTAATTTTTGCTATTCTAAATGACTGAAGGTATGCTTTAAATTTGGCCTGATTCGAGGCCAATTTTGCAGATATATCGGTCGGGCAGACTTCAGCGAGATTCTTGCCGCCAGTCATAATCCACGCATATTCCACAGAATTATCAGTGATAGCACCGGAATGGCGCCATGTTTTTGTTAGATTAACCGGCAGATCCTCAAAATATAGTTTACCATTTGTGTATATTCCGACGCACTCTGATTTATCGTCTAGACTTTGAAAGTACAATTTTTTCTCCGTAACCTTTTTTGTTCCTATTAACATTATAACTCAATGAGCCTCTATAGTCAAATGGATGGTTGATTGTAACTTCAAAAACAACGCCGGCACGGGATGGGCCTAGGCGATCATACACCGACAGACAATCGCGAAGGATTGTTTTTTTCTCGGGTTTGGTAAATTCTTTTGGCTCTTCGCGCATGCGAATTTCAAATAAAAATGCCAACAATTCTCTTTCCGTAAAAATTCTGGTTAATTGATCTTCAGAATATGACTCAGGCACAACATAACGCGTGCGAATACGACCGTTACATTCTTCAATAATCGGAATTTTTGGTAATTTCACCATGTTATATAATCTAAGCAGATATTTTCTAAATTTTTCATAATAGATATAATCTGCCCGACTATATCCGATGTTTATGATCCTGTTGGTTTTCTGCAAGTTATATTGTGCGGCGTACTGTAGCATCTCGCTTGAGCCGATATCTGCCACTATTCTCCATGGTATATTTTTGTCAACCATAAAACCAAACGAGCGGCATGCATTCAGGAAGTATTCCCAGTGGCCACTTTGAACGAAATGTTTCATTTTTTTGCTGTCGTCAAAATAATCAAGATCGGCAACTTCAATAGCTAACCCGCTAACGTTAATAGGGCAATATCTACTCTTTAAAAATGCAGAAAAAGTAAATGGGTGGCGCGACACAGATTGCATTAATAGTGGCCCTAAGTGATTCATAAATTCATGAAAATTTTTAACTTGAATCTTCTTGTCCCTGAAATGATTTACTATCGCTGTTGAATAATTGTCTTGGTGAGTATTAAAAAGCTCTATTGGACTAACAAAAGATTTATAAACATTCAAATTGCTAAGATACGGGTGATTCGGATCCAATTGTCCTTGAGCAACTGCCTTTTTAAAAACTTGCTGTAAGTCTTTGAATGCGTCTACAACAAAATTGATAGCACTCTGTTCTGGGCCGCCGGCATTATCCCCCGTAGCATCATTGAGCGGTTTTAAGCTTGCTGCGGACTGTTTCTCAAGATATACCGGTACAAACTGAAAGTTCACGCGGCCGTACAAAAATTTCTCTCCGAAATTAAAGTTGGTTAGATTTTCATATTGTTCAGCATTAATAACTGCATCATAATTATATGCCGCTCTCTTATAATATGTCAATGCGGATCCGTCGCGGTTTTTAGTAATGTAAATTTCTGCCATTTTTTCGTTCCTTTACTAATATGTAGATAAAAACCAGTTTATTCAAGAGTCCGCGGGGGGATCGGAGGGTGCGGTCGGCTTCTCAGGCTCAGACTCAGCCGCCGGAGTGGCTTCTTGGGAGGCGCCCTTTCGACATTTTGTTTTCTTGTTGGTGCCTACTCCAGATGCCTGAGATCCTTTTCCTCCTGCGCTAGCGACCCAGACGGCAGTCAAATTTGTTTCTCCGACGCCCGGGGCGAAGTCATGACTAGCTCTTGTTATCATATAATAACCTCCCACACCCAAGTCTGTCAAGTCAAATGCAGCTTCATCCATACCAGCCATGCTTGGGGCAAAGCCCTTTGGATCAACATAGACATATTGGCCCGGGAAGGCACCAACGTTGGCATATGACTTTATATTTACATCATACAATTCTCTTAATTGATGTAAACCATCATATCCATCTTGTTCAAATCTAACTGTTTTTAGGTGAGGTGTTTCAGTTTTCTCTAGTGATATATTTTTTATAAGTCCGCGATCTCTTCCAAGCACATAATGCATTATTCCGCGCGGTTCGTCTTCAACTTTTTTCCCTCTCATTGTTTTTAATGGCATCGTCCGGCCGGCATGAAATATGAAGTAGTTCATTTCTTTGTCAACGCCCGGGTTGGGATTGTTATAGTCGGAGTTGCCCTTTAAATTTAATAACGGATTTAATTTTGGAATGCTGCTAACCGTAAGTCTATGATATTTGTTGCCCGTGCCAAGAATGCGCGCTGTGATTTCGTCGCGGTTGCCTTTGTGTGACGGATATGACGTGACCACTGCTTCATATAATCTAACTTTTTGTTTAATCGAAAAAGGATAGCAGGAGTCTTCATTTAAATAATTTTTCAATAGATCATTAAATAGGTCTTTTAAAAACTGAGTGAGTGGATATTGAGCGATATTCTTTTTAAGCAACTTGCTCGTCAGCCATTCTGAAAAATATTTTACTGAGACCGGAACATCTCCAAAATTAACATGTTGTGAGTCTCCTGTGGCGTGATCAACAATCTCCAATGGGCCTAACACGACTCTAAACTTTTTGAATTCAGCAATTGTCTTTTTTAGTGATTGTATTTCCATCGCCCTCAACTCAGAATCGACTGGCAAGCCTTTATATTCTGTGGCCTTGGTAAGCTCATCGGCAGTTGTACTCAGATATTGCTCCATGCTGCCCATCACAACATTCAACATGTCGGCAATGTAAAAAAATGGTATTTGAATGCTATCCATTCCAGCTAACTGCAATGCTGCGCCCAGATCTATATCATTTTTCTGGTCATCGTCTATTTGACTAGAGAAGGCAGCATGCACTTCTTGGGAGAGATTTAATTGCGAATCTTCGCTGCCTTTGGTCACTTTTCCAGCTAGTGGGTATCCGGGACCTTGCGCCAAAACACTCTTGAGGTCTTCGCGAGTAAAATTTAAGAAATGAATATAGCCGTTGATAAAAAGTTGTTTAAATAGGTGAGAATGCATTTTCTGCTTTTCCTGTTCAATAATTTTAACGTCATCCTGCTTAATTTGGTTAACCGTTTTTTGTAAATCGTCACCTCCGCCACCAGACATGCATATGCTGTAATCCGCATTATCAAAAGCCAGCTTTCTTGTTAAAAGTCTAACATTTGTGCTCACTTCTGTAAATATGTTTAGCCTTGGGGTAGCAAAATATTCTTCAACATACGCGAGATACTCAATATTAAAGGTAACACGACCCAATTCATCAAAATCAAAAGTGTGAGTGACGGGCGTTAAATTAACACTAACAAAACTGTTATTGAGGGCCTTTTTTGCATCACCCTTGATCGGAGATACTCCGTCTTGTCTAGCCCAACCGAAGACTGCCTTGAGTCTAAAATTTAAAGCATCATTTTGTTTATAATCTTTTTGCTTGATGTTCTTGCCCGTTTTTAGCGCCAAATCAATATATTTAAATGTATGTGTTTCTTTTCTGCCTGTCTTAGAATTCACGGTTTCTACAGTACGGTCCCTCATGAGTTCTTCAAAATCTGCTGCTTGCAGGCTTAATGTTGCCGTAATACAGCGCTTTTGCGCAAACATGTCTTGGCCTTCAAAATTCAAATTAAATGATTTTATGCCGATGCCAAAACCTCTTTTGTTTTTGTTTTTAAAAATGTTTTTGATATCGGTTTGGCCGGCATGTGAATCAAAAGGGATCTCAACCTCTGAAACGGGCGCGGAACTATTGGCGTTTTTTATCTTATAAAGCCTTATTAGGGGCTGCATTGATGAAATCTCAGCCGTGCTCATGTTGAAAAAAGTCGCTTGGGAATGAGATGTGGTGAGCCTGTTCATAAGCCCAAATGATTCTCCTTCTATCAACAATGGCGCATTGCCGACCAGTTCACCACCGCCGGCTTTAGTATAGGGGAGCCGACGTCTTATTTCTTTTTCACCTTCTTCGTTCGACGTCTTGACATCAATGTTATCCAAACTACGACTGTACTTAGCTAACGTAGATATTTGTGACAGTAAAATACATTGCTCTTTATAGTTGATAACAGCTACGGACATTATTTCGTCACCTGTCATGTGCGAGATGCCCTCGCCGACCATCGAGCGTTCTTGAGGAGTGCCTCCATTATGGCCGGCGATAGTTGCGCCGATGAGGTAACCTCGCTTGGTGTCCAATTCAATATTGGCTTTTTGATCAAGTTTTTCGGCACATTTGCTCATTTGACTATTCTTGGATGTATGAGTCTTAAGTTCAGCTATTTTTGCTTTCATTCTCAATAACGGGTCGACATCCTCGCCATAGTCGCGAATTATTGGAATTAATTGATCAATAATTTTTTGCATTTCATCGCATTCTGCCGCCAAGAGACCTCTGTAGTCAAAGCCGGTTGTGGCGGCGCCGGATACGGCGTATTTGTATCCGGATCTATTACTAGTCTGCATCCCGCGGGTCCAACCTTCAGCCACATCTTTTAAAACGGTTTGATTAGCTGGATCTTCTGTGTTACTTTCAATGTCTGGGGTAACTTTGGAGCCCTGTGCGCCGGTGACTATTTGGAAAGCATTGGTACCGTTGCGCGATATATCTCTAATTTGTGCGGTTTCTTTTAATTGTTGTCCTTTTTTCTGGCCTCCGGCGAGGGCGCCTTTGACGCCGGCGGCGGTACCTGCTTCCCCCATATTTGCCTGTACGGCAGCTTCGGTTTCTGCGTCCGATTGCGCAATCGCTTGTTGGGCTGTGTACTGCACAAGGGCGCTGATATTGGACGTGCCGATCTTCTCAGATTGGCCCATAGCGCGGATATCAGTAATTAATTTATTGATTTTTCGGACTTCTTTGGCCATGCAGTTAGAAGACTCAATAATATCATCACAATTTGCGTCTAATTTTGCTTGATATTCTTTTGCTGCAGCATCGTAGGGTTCACTTCCAGCTGCGGCGCCGCCGCCGCCCTTGCCGAGAAATCCACCTGATACGCACTTGCTCCCACTCGGCATTCTTTTAGACTCCCAACATCGTTGCGATATTTTCTAAATTAATCGGTATTTCAATAACATCGCCCTTGTTTAGGTGAGCCTCAGTAGGAGCACCGTTGTACCATCCAATAATCCACCACAGTTCAGGATTACCATAATACTTGTTGGCAAGATTGTAGAGCCTGTCGCCATATTTCCAAATATGGGTGTCTGTGTTTAAAGAAGATCTATCCAGCACATCAGGATGATATAACGCTGATGTTCCATAATGTACTATTTTTTGAAGCTTTCGCATGCGTCTGGCTATTGCCGAACTCTGTTCTTCGTTAACGAATACCTCTGTTTTTTTATATCTCGACATTACTCGTACGACTCCACTGCTGCGACAGCAGCCGCATCAACACCCTCATCCAAGCCGGTATGGCCGGTACCCGAGTCGGTATACCCTGCGTCTTTGAGTTCTTGACCCATGACAGCGCCGGCGATATACGCCCTCTTCTCGGCATTCTTGATCTTGCCGGCTTCTAGGCGACGTTTGTCTCGGCCTAGGCGACCTTCACCCCCAAAGAGACCTTTCGTGCCGAACATGCCACCATAGCGAGCTTCCGCATTTTGTCTCATTTGTTCTACTTCTGCTCTGTTAGCTTCAGCTTGTGCGGCGTCATCCCAAGACTTGCCTTCGTAATCGCTACCCATTTGTCTAGGATCAAAAGTGCTAACACCGTAAGGAAAAACCTCGGCTTCGCTAAACTTGTTACTTGCGTCCCAGCCTAGGCCGTGTTCGTGAATCGGAGTGAATGAAATAACGACTTCAATGACTTTCGGTAAAATTGTATTTGCAACTGTTTTGTTAGTTTCAGCATGAAGCATCTCAAAAACACCGGATTCTCTGTTCTCTAAATTATGATTAATGGTCAAGCTTGAAATAAATCCAAGCTGGCCATGTTGAGGTTCCGGGCCTTTGGAGCTATAGTCTTGATAATATTTTGATTTTTCTTGTAAATTTCTAAAATTTGCTTGGCCGATGGTGCGCTGTATGTCTTTGGTGTTTTGCAGAAGGTTCATGACCTTTAATCTCACCAATGGTCCTTGGGATATGGTTTGCGCCTCCTGAACGTTGATGTAATTTGGATACACACTCTGTATCAAGGTTTGTACTTTGCCAAGATTCTCAAATGCTTCACTTTCGCTGGCTGCGGGTATAACGAAGCTTAAGTTTATTGTACGATCTGTTTGAACGAAATTGTGGATCTTATCAGCACGACCAAAAACCGCTTCAGATTGCCAATTCGGAGTGTATGTCTCGTTATAAGAAGTAATGAACGCTTTAAAAAACACACTAGTTTGGCTAGCTTCATGCAGAAAAGAGATATAGAGCTTTTTATTGTTAGCGAGGCCGTCTGTACCGTCAGCATACCATACATTAGATTTTCTGCCAACTCTGTTGACCTTATACTTGTGAGCATCAAAAATTTGATTGTAATAATCGTATGCCGATGGTCCTGATTTTGGTTCGTCTTCTGCCATTTATTTCATGTTCTCCCTGCTATTGCCTTTGCGGCTCGTTTGGTTTGAATTTTCTGTACAACTCTTCCAAGTTTTTCATCACCGATCCTAACATCAATAACGGCATTCTCGGGCCCACTATTAATATAGGTGTTACTAGAAGAATTTTGTGCAATATTTGTGTTTGCGGCGGTTGGTGCGGCGGCCCTTGCTGCGGCGGCGGGTATTGCCGCGGCGGTGGTAGCCATCGTTTTATTCATTACATCGTTACTGGCAACTTCAGATTGTGCTTTAATTGCTATGCCCACATCCGACATTGCACTACCCAAAGCCAGTGCTTTTGTTCTTGAGACGTTTTCAATGGCGGCGGCAATTTTTTCGATATTGGCTGCGGCGCCGGGGTCTGTCAAAGCATTAAAGAAGGCAACGGCAGCTTCCACAATCGTCTTAAATATATCACCTATATACGAGATTACAGCTTCAAACTTTCTAAACGGGGTCATTAGAGCGTCAAATGCTTTTTCTAACATACCACCAGTAAACATATCAAAGAAGCTTGGAGAGTTCTTTTCGGCAAAAGCGCCCATAAGACCTTTAACAGCACCAGCAAAAAGCCCAAAAACAACAATTGCCAATTTAACACCGGTTAAAACTTTAAGTAAAGGGAATAAAATAACTACTCCGAGAACAAAACCTATGCCTTTAAAAATAGGAATGAGTTCTTCACCAATATTAAGGGCGCCATCCATAGAGCCAGTAAATTCATGAAACTGATCGCTGATAAATTTTATCATATCAAAAAGCGCGGTGAATGGCAAGAATAACCCTTCAAGTATTAAGCCTAAAGCTGATAGTTTTTCACTTCCTAATTTTATAGAATCCATAAGCATAAGTATGCCACCGACTGCTGCCCCGATGGGCCCACCAAGAGCAAATCCTATCAAAGCTCCACCTAGCACTTTCATTACTCCTGCATTGTCTGACATAAATGTAAGCAAGCCACGAAATGCATCTATCAATGGTGTTAGTATTGGAATCATTTGAGCAAATACGGCATTTAGCTGTTCTTGGAATGAAGCAAGGGTTTTGGCTTCTTTTGCAGCTTCTTCAAAGTCCTTGGTTGTTTTCTTTGTCTCATCTGAAACAGAATCCATGTTTCCGCTTAAGGTCAAAGCAAGATCACCAATGCTATCAAGACCAAGTGCATCTTTGTAGAAATTCTTCTGATAGTAGGACATGGTATCAAAGGATAGCCCTGTATCTAAAATAGAGTCTCGTATCATTTCAAATCTAGCAGTTGGATCTGTCTCCATCATAAGATCCATAGCATTAACAAAGTTACCACCAAGTGCAGCGTTTAACTTACCAGCTTGACGGGCGGCGCCCTCAAAAGTATCAAATTGATTAACTATATTCAGCAACTTGCTCACCGATAGGCCAGTTACCTTGGCTGCTGCTGCTAAATCCCTAAATGCCTCGTCGCCGTTCTCGCCTAATTTCATCAAAGAATCAGAAGCCTCTCCAAACTGGCCAGCCAAGGCCTCGGGGGCGACTCCAAGTTCTTGCGCAAAACCGACCATATTGAGCATTTCTGCGCCGGCGGCTTCAGCGCTCATACCCATGCCTTTCGTTAATGTCTGTATGCCTTGCGCCGTTTGTTGATTAGAAACGCCAAATTTTTCTAACACAGCGGTAGTTTTAATCAAGCTATTCCTAACTTCAGTATCTTGGATAGTTGAAAAATCTGTAAAAGTGTTGTAAAGTGCACCCATTGCAGCGCCCATATCTGCCGCTGTAGCCGTGAATTTACGGCCTTCCTCGTAAGTAACCGAAAGTGAACGTGCGAACTCCTGAGAGGCGCCTGTAGACTTCATAAACGCATTCTCTGCGTCACCTAGCTCAACTGCTAATTTGCCCATTGACTCTATTAAACTGATAAGAGCCAAAGCACCCATCTTTTTACCAGCGGCTTGAAGACCTGCGCCTAAGCTTTCAGAACCTTGTATTGTTTTTTGAATGCTGTCGGATAATTCACCCTTCATAGTATTTGATATACCCTTCAAAGCCCCTTGGATACCGCTAGCGTCACCGCTAAACAAGCCTTGAGCAATGTCACTGGCATTATTACCAAAATTAGATAAGCGACTGTCTAATTCCTCAAGATGGGCAAGATGTTCAGCTTCTTTCTCGGTAATTCCATCTAGAGTTTTAGCTTGTTCTCTGAGGTATGCAATCTCAGCTTGGCGCGCTTCTTTGACAGCTTTTAGTTTTTCCTCAGTGAGAATTGTTTTTTTATAACCTTGGTCTAGAGCGTCTACTTGTTTATTTAAAAGTATAACAAGATCTTCAGCATCTTTTTTCTGCGTCTTGAGCAAATCAACTGATTTTTTTAATGAACCTATAGTTTGTTCAAGACGAGCGACTAATTTCTCATTTAAATCGTTTCTTTGTAAAAGCTTTGTCAGCTGCTGTTCATTAAGAGAGTTTATTTTTTTAGCTAATTCAACTTTAGCACTAAGACTTGAACGAGATTCATTCTCAAGTTCTTGCAGTTCTTTGGCTAATTTTACTTCTTCTTCTGTGGCCACAATAAAGTCCTCTGAAAGTAAATAGTTTTATACTAAAAAACAAGGTTGCTGTTATTTTTGACCTTGAAACGGCGCAAACTGAGGCGGCATGCTCGGGGCATTATCTGGGGTAAGGGTATGAGTATTGGAGTTAGAGCCGCCTTTGCCTTTAGAGGCATTCTCAATAGCTTCTTTTTCCATCTCTAATTGTCTAATTAGGCGCTGTGTGAACCATGAGCGTAGACCAATTGGCAAATTATATGCCTCTAAGAAAGACCATCCTCCTGAATATTTCAGGAAAAAGAATTGTTCATACACGTTCTCCATGTATTCATCGGTCAGGCCAAAAAAAGTCCGCACTGAGCGGCACCTCCATGTCCTGATCGTAATTACACTCGCCACACTCAAAATGTTGAGTCATATCAACATTCGGCGCCGTGAGCTTATACGCCAACCTTAGATGGCGCGAATCAGAAGATGGCATATTTTCAACAAGGTATCTAATCGCATCAATACTTGAGTCACCGTTAACAGCAACAATTAACGATGCTAATTGGCGAGTAATACCGTGTTCTTGGCGTTGTTTTTTGTCCGCCTGTGCTCCGGCAGCGAGACGCTTTTCATCCGTCCCTGTCAAAAGCTTAAAAGTTACAATAACATTGGTTTTAGGCAATGTTACATCAAATGTACTATTTTGGTTATCGGTTACCGACATTGTGTTGTCGTCGTCGCCAGTATAAACCGATGCGTCGTTTAAGTCAAAAGAGTATTCCTGACTTTCGCCACATTGCGGGCATGTTACCTTAGTTGTATAGTCATTACCATATCCCGATACACGGGTGGCTACAATAATGGCGTTTCTGTCGCCGATGAACAGCGAGTCAGGATCAATTGCCTTGTTTATGATTAGGCTACCAATCACTCTATCGAGGGCAACGCCCTTTTTAAGCAATGTCCGCGATGTAAGCATATCTTCTTCTTTTGCGGTCATCTGCTTAATTTCAATCGCCGATTCACCATGTAATGGGTGGCCCGGCGGGTAGTATCTACCACCTGAAGGTAATTCCACAAATTCTGTTGGAATTACAAATGAGAAACCTCCCACTCCTTCGTTCATAGCTTGAACTGGCGGGGAAGTATCCTGTTGTTGAGCGCCTCCTTGGGAGCGATCTTGATTTCTAGACAATGTACACCTCTCGTTTTATTAACTTGTCATCATGTGTTAAAGAAGCTTGTTCCACCACCTGCTACTGCGACCGATGGGTTGGCGGTTTCAACGCGGGCCCAGTCGTACATAAGCTCAACTGTGGTGGTGGTAAGCTCATCGTCACCATATGAAAGTTGTCCAAGTTGAACGTCTTTAACAAATGCATTCCAAAGTGTCCAAGTTTCAAGTGGTTTACCGTCAGAATCAATTTGAGAAATGATAACGGTACCGAGGGCGCCGGCGGCCTTCGCCTTGGAAATAGAACCAAGAGAAGTTGCGTTAGCGGGGGGCTGATAGCCGGATAATCTTAAAATATCGGAGAACGTTGCTGTGACGTCGGGATTAACAGGGTCGACCATTTCAACGGAAATTGTATTCCAAGTGACAGCGCCCGGATAGTAAAACTTATGGTTTAGATAAGCATGCTCTACATTTTCAATAGTAAAGCTGGGCTTTGTTGTAGTTTTGGCGTACCATGCAATGGCACCACCTTGCTCAGCTTGAATTCCTTGGAATTCTATTGTAAATCTGAAATTTCTTTTTGGATCTTTGAGGGTTACGTCCTCTCCGAAGTTTGTTGACCAAAATGGCATTGTTTAAGTTCTCCTGTTTATAACAATAAATAGTGAGGGGAATTATTTTCCCCCTATGTTTTAATCATCAAATGATGCACCAGTGTTGAGGATTACGAAGTCAATAGCGATGAATTCGATGGCTCGTGCTGGTTTAATCATAATCTTAGCGTACATAATGTTTTGATCAACAAGATCAGGCGTCGTAGTAGACTCATCAAGGACTAGGCGATAGTCAGTGATACCGTATCTTGTCTTAACATTTGCAAGGAATGGTTCTACAAGTCCCTTGAAGCGGTTCCAAGTTGCCTGCACATTTTGCTCAAAGAGAATTTGAGTGGACAGGATGGAGATCTGCTTCTTGAGGTAGATAACCAAGCGGCGGACATTGATTCTATCAAGCGCTGATTGACGCTCTTGGAGAGTCTTTTGTCCGAACAACACGATACCAGAGCTTGGGAAAGAAGCAATTGGGTTAATGTTGTACTCGTAAAGGGTGTCGCGATCTTTAGAGGTTAATCTTTCGCTGACATTCACAATCGGGATTCCAGCGGCACCATCGGTAAGTCCGCCGCGGTTAAAGCCAGCGGGAGCAAACCAGACATCAGTCTTGGCTTCGGAACTTCCGAGAACACCAAGAATTGCAACGGTTGGTGGTATCCAGACAAGCTGTCCCGTTCCTTCGTCGCGGGTCTGTACCCATGGATAGAAGGTTGTTCCGTACGAGGAATCAAGCCTTCTGTCTCTAAGGCCAAGAGAAGCTTGGTCCGGATTCGTGCCGATTCTGCTAGAAATATCCGAGTAATATTGTTCGTGAGCAGGGATGTAGACGTTTGGAAGGTCAATCAAGGCCATCGCGTCAGCGCGCTCTTCGCAGATATCAATCATGCGCTCTGTAAGGGTCTCTTGAGTGAGACCGGGCGCTGTTAATAGGTTCATATCCGTCATCTCAGGATCTGAAACTGTATCAATCGCACGCCTATATGTGTGGAAGATATAGTTGTTGTCCTCTGTGGAAGTTGATGACATGAACGCATTGTATGTCGGATCTGGTCTGGTGATATCCCAGCCGTCGGCGCCACCCCAGAATGGAGCAGTAAATCGGTTATAGCCTGCATCGAGAATATCGGTGTAAGATGCGCTAGTGACAGAAGCCTCTGCTTTACGTGAACCGGAGTTATAGTAATATGCAGAGCCGGAAGTCTCAATATCATCTAATGAGAAGATATAGGACCATGCGTTGATACCTTTAGTAAGATATGCGCCAGTTGTCGGATCGTCAGGGAAGTTTGCATATGGCAATCTGTGGAAATCTGCGCAACTCGCATCGGGCCTTGTAGAAGACGGACTACGAGTGGAACTGAATCCAAAGTACGCATTAGTGGGGTCTCTCAGTCCACCATCGGAAGCCGAAACTCTGATGGAGGAACTTGGGAACAACAGTGAACCACTTAAGCAATTGATGGTGGCGCCGGCATCGGTACCAACCGATCCAGACAATAATGGCTGGCGGGCTTCAGTTTCTTCTTTACCATTTCTGTTACCGTGAATAAACTGGTTGGCATTCAGAACAAACGAAGTTTCTAATGTTGACATACCAATTTCTGAACCCGTAATGCCAGTAACGGTCTTCGGCCTAGGAGGACCATAATAGCCAAACGGAACAAGCGATGAATCGGTTGCGCCGGCTTCAACATCTCCGTCAAGTTCAACATAAAAGTACTTAGACTTGTTTGGATAATCACCATAAGTTTTGAGCATCTTGTTGGTTGAATCCCATGCTACATATTGAGTACCGATCTTGCGGCCGATATAGCTAGGAGATTTTGGATCTAAACTACAGTTGTCAAATCTTTCTAGAACAACAACCTTGTTGTCTGTGTCTTTAATGTCCCGAACAACAACCGAGAAGGTGCCATAAGGATTTTGAGTGGTAGAAGATTGACGAATTTTTTCAATTGATACCTTGCAGTTCTTATGTAGCCATTCGCCATGGCCGCGGCCAACTAAGCGGAACAGCTTTTGAGCGTTTTGCGGTTCATAAGAGCCGGCGGCGCCCTGATCTTGGCCGATAAACCAACCAGCAACTGCTTCGCGCGAGGCTTGTGCCTTCATGTTAGCCGGCTGGTAGTCATTATCAAGCTCGCCGCCAAAGCCCATTGGAAGCAGAACGCCGAATGTCGTAGCCAAACTATGTAAGCCTTTTCTGCGCAGTGCTTGCTCGTAAGATTCGCCGAGCCAGTAGTCTTTTCTTGCCGAAGCAGGATAAAATGTAGTTGTGTTGTTACTAGCAACTTGAGGATTAGTGTTAAATCTCTTTCTAATAAATGTTTCTTGTGTGTCATCGAAGCCAAACGTAACTGTTTCTTGTGGCATGTTGCCGGAAACAATTAGCTGGTATAACCCATTTGAGTCTGATTGGATAGCGATACCGGTACCTTCGGAACCAAGATCTCCGGCATACCCAGAGGGATTCACGATATTACCACTTAAAAAGATTTTACCTTTGTTTAGATAAAATGTCGCTGCATGTGTGCCTTCGCCAATATTGGCCGAGGATCCTGAACGGAATATAAATAACCCGAATGCACCACCATTGGTGGAGGCAGCCGTAGTTGGTTTTCCTGAAGTGGCCCAGCCGGCTGCAGCATTACCACCCACAGATTTACCAGTACTGGTTTGTTGACCCAAAAGACGAATGAATGTCAGAGGGGCAACATTCGAACGAAGGAAAGCTTTAGCTGCATAGGTTCCATACATAGGTGACTGATAGTTACCATCACGGTAGACATCGCCACCTCCTGAACCGGCTACGGTATCTCCGAATTCTGTTACGAAATCTGAATATGAACTAACTTTGACCGGAGTCATCGCGAGGCCTCTACGTGAGCGCCCAATTACGACCGGCCCAATGGCATCTGCACTCTTGGGGATAAAAGAGTTATCAATCTCGTTGATAAAGACTCCCGGAGATACAAATTTAAAACTTTTCACTGACATTATGCGTCCCTCTCTTTGGTTTAATGTACTTTATGCTTGCGCAATCAAAGATAAATAGTATTTTTAATCCCAAAGACACTTCAGGAAGTGTTTTAGCCCCCAAAAAAGTCTTCGGTACCGGGAAGAGGTTCTGATTCACGGGGGAACATGAGTTCAACAATGCTTTCTTCGATCCTTACAATCGGACGATCGTCGTTTTCCCCTTCTCCCATTAAATAACCGAGGACCCGGATGTTTATTTCAGATGTAAACATTCTCATCTCTTCATCAAGATTGGACACATTATTACTATGTGTAAAGCTCTGATCAATAAAGGCCTCATAAGAGTGGCCGTTTCTTTTCATTGTAAAAGAGTTAATTTGGCCGGTTCTAGTGATGAATGGGGCCATCATCTCGTTCATCTGTTGTTGATACTCACATTTAATTACAATTTTGTACTCCACATTAACATATACAGGAATGGGAATAGAGAGTGTTTGAATCACTACCTTCTTATTGACTCTTGGCGAATATAACTGATTTTCGCCTGTTGTATCGTTTCTGACAGCGTTGACAACAGCAAAATTTCTTGTTTTGTCTTGTTTGATCTTTTTGGCCAAAATCATCCGGCCGGTTCTTCCATTTCTGTCTTTGGAATAAAGGTGCGCCTGATATGAACCCTTTCTTTCTGGATCTTTGGTTATATTTGTTCTCTCGACGCTTATCAGGGGCAACTTGAGGGCGCCCGCATCGTCTCGCAACTCTTTTTCGTTCTTAATCTGAAACGAGCGCTCGGGAGTTTGCCATAAAACAGGAACTTTAATGAATCCTTCATTTGTAGTGGCGCTTAAAGATAGGTCCTCTTTCATCCATGACATTAAAGAGTAATCAATATTCTCAATATCAGAAACAAGCATCCCAATCTCTTTCAATGAAAGGTTGTTAGAATCCATTGGCAATTGTGCAAAGTCAAAATCATTAGGAAGCATCGAATAGCCCCTTTCTGGCGCGCTTGCACTGTGCTGCAATTTCAAATTCTCTACCAGCCTGCCCAAATAGCAGTTTTGGCTCTGATAAGCTGATTATTTCGTAATAATAGTCACCGTACAAAACAAAGTCTCCCTCCCTTACATAGAGATCCTGATCTTCTTCAAGCCTGCGCTTATGGAAATGAATCATAATTTCCCAAGATTTGTCAATCCCGGCGCTTTCCATGTAGTCTGTGGAATAATCTGTGAATTCTACCAGCGCATATACCCGAATTGGGGGCAAGTACGTCTTTTTGATAGCTTCTCCGTACAATTCATGAAAATCGGTGGCTCGTAAATCAATAGGATAATATAAAATTTGTTGGCCTATGACCTTTTCAACCAACTCATCGTTAATTTGTTTAACTAAGTCGCGCTCTTTCTTTCCTAGAAAAAGAGGTGGTGGCGGAGCATCGGGTTTTGACCATTTGTTATCGTCTGACATCTAATAGCTCCTATCCTACAAAAATGGGCAGCGGTGAGCGCCTTAAAGTTTCTTCTGCTGCTGTGGTCTTTTCTTGATCTTTCTTGGCCAGTTCTGGGTATTCAACTTCTTTAAGAATTTCCATCAATTTATCTTTAAGCTGTTCTTGTTCTGCTTTAGCCTGACTAAGCAACTCAGAATGGTTAAGAGTCACACTTTCCCCCGGTATGGGCAATGTTGTAAACTTGCCACGGATTTGTCCTAGCATTTCTTTACACAAAGCCAACGAATACTTGCGAATCCATTGCTTTCCGATCGCATTAATGTTCTCGTATGGAATATTGTCAAACGGAAGTGTATTCAGATTATTGATGCCCTCAATACCAGTATCAATGTCACCTTCTTCATCAAAAATACTTGATTTTATTCTAAATTTAAACCAAATACGATCTAAATAACCAGCAAAATTGTCGGCGCCTCTTGGAGCCGGATATAATCTCAATTTGTTATTAATTAATTCGTATGAATAATGCGACACTCTAGTATATAAAGAGTCTTCATACATTATGGCCTGAAGCTTGTTCTGCCATGTTGGAACAATTTCAAAAGTTGTGTCATCTGCATATTGTCCATAAGTCTGGTAGTTTCCAACCACCCCTACGCCCCCGTAGTAACCGTAAAAACGCCACATAGCTATTGGCGAGCGATAATATACCTTATCTATAATAATTCTTTTATCTGTGACTTTGCCAGAATAATCAATCGCATCACCGTTGTCGTTCACCCCGGAAGCCGATGAACTTGAAATAATGGTCTGTAAGTCGTAATCTTGTTGATTTTTTGTAGTTGTAAAGGAAGCGGAATATATCGTGGTAGTGCCCCCTACGCCGGCCATAGTAGCCATCCCATCCGCTATTTTATTTGTGTAGTTTGCCTCTATTCTTGGAAATCTTAAACTAGCGCTTACGGGGCCTGATGTAACTTGGCCTAAATGGTTGAATGTGCCAGTCACATCACCCAGTGCATCGGATAAGACGTTTTTACCTTGATGTAAGTTGAAGATATACGAATATTCTAAGACTGCCTCTTCATACGCGGCGTAAACATTGGCTGGAGTAAGCTCAATATCAACAACATCGCCGCCGAGCTTCTTATAAACATAGGCAACTTGGTCAGAAGCACCACTGCGGAACGCTGCTGAACCAGTATAAATTCCAAATGGGACCGCGGCCGACACTAACTCGGCCGAACCAGTTGAAGTCAATATAATTGCACTTGTTTGTGATTTTGGGCTTAAGTCTCTTGGCACGCACGAACCCTCCTATTAGGTAAATAGTTGATCACAACCAAAGATAAACACTTATGTAAGATATTTACGAAGTCTTCTTGGTTGTCTTGGTTTTTGTGGTTTTTTGGGTCGTGGTCGCTTTTTTAACAGTGGGCTTTTTAGCTGCGGCCTTGGGTGTTGCTTTGGCCTTTAATGTTGGGGTGGGCTCTTTTTTCTCGACCTTTGGAGCCTCAACTTTCGGAGTCTCAACTTTGGGCGCCTCAACAGTCGCTGCGGCGATGGGAGCTGTTTTTACTCCCTCTTCCGCTAAAAGAGCGGCGCGGCGAGCAGCATCTCTTCTTTTAAACATTAATCTTCTACGTGGGTTCATGATATATCCTCTCTATAAAACATGTAACACTAAATAGTTACAAAATAGCAAAAGCGAAAATCTGAAAAAATAGGCGCCGAAATTTTTTGGCAGATCGACATTTTAAGGCTTTGATCCCCAAAAGAAAACCCCCTCCGAAGAGGGGGCAAAATATAAAGATATATTTTAAAGTGTCGTAAGGGCGCTTGGTCCGGATTGTCCAATGTACCTAATGTACACTAGAACTTTTCCAGCGGTGATGGCCGTTGTACCATTTCCAGTACCTCTATTGATAAAAGCAACTGTAACGCCTGTGGTATTCAGGCCGAGGTTGTCAGCAATCTCAGAAATACCAGCTACGCCGCGGCCGTCGGGGTCATAATCAGTATTACCAACTAATTCCACGACCGCCGTTGTATCGGCGTTGTCGGATACGGATGTTGCAGTTGAAACCAAATCCAAAACTAACGTTTGGTTTGGAGCAAATGTTTCTGTGCAGATAGTATTAGCATCCACAATAGTTACATTTGCTGGTAATGTGCAAACTGTTTTAAGCATGCCATTATCCGTAGCTGTTGCATCGGCGTCCTCAAAATCAATTTCATATACCGCCTCATATACACCATATGCAGATCCTGCGGTCATGAGCGCTGTTGCAGATCGCTTGAGCGAACCAGCCCCCATATCAATCTCTCTCTTTAAATTTTCTATTAGAGCTTGGACTCTTGCCAAGCCTACTCTTTTACTTCCCATGTTTAAAACCCTCCATTTATAATCATGTCAAAAACATATGGTTGAGACTATCATAGTCTCGCCTATAAATAGTGCTGTGTTTTTTACATCTTAAAGTAGTAGAGGAGGCGGCGTGCGTTTATGGGCAAATTGTTAGCAGATTGCTTCAAATATTTATTTATTATATTCACAAAACAGGAAAGCCCCCGTCAAGGACGGAGGCTTTGCACTGAATGTGTTGTTTCTATGGTTTAGCTAGTCTT